ACACCTAAGCCTTCGTCGGCAGCGTCAGATGTGTATAAGAGACAGCCTTAAAAGGTGCGGAGTTCGCTAAATGGGCGCATATATGAAAAAGCTTCTTGCATAAAAAATCCTCAGAATTCAAATTCAACCGCTGAAAAAATCTTTCTAACTCATAATAGGGGTAAATATACGCGTCATCATCACATATAAGCAGATAGTCATAGTCATGAGCATAAAACATCTTCAAAAGAGCATTTCTACTTACCGCGGCTCCTCTATGTTCCATCAGTATGGTGGTAAATATCACTCCATAACTATCTTCCGCCATATCCTCTATCTCATCCCTTTCTTTTCCTTTCCAATTAGTCGTAACTATATGCAAAGGCTTACAAACCCAATCTGCTACCTGCAACAAATTCTGAATACACTTCTTCGTTGTTTTCCAACGTACAGCACGAACCCTTTCATCATCTGGCAAATAGGAAATACATCCAATCATTACCCCACTTTCGCTCATATCTTCAATTCCTTTCCTCTTGAATAATTGTTTCCATTAAAACCTTTCACTGCTCTGGTCGTTAACGCCCTTTCTACTGTCCATCCATATAACTTCAATCTATTATATAAAGTAGTCTGCGGTATTCCAAGATCTCTTGCCCACCTTGCCACCGACTGTGTCTTTCCCTTGAATGTCAAATTTATATTCGTTCTTTGATTATTTCCATTCTCTTCTTTCGTTACCCATCTACAATTTTCTTGGCAATAGTCTCCATCATTATCTATTCTATCTATACTCCATCTATTCTGCGTCTTATATATCTTATCATATTCATATCCATTTTCTATTGCCCATAGATAAAAAGACTCGAAAGAATCTCTCCACTCCTTACATACAGATATTCCCCTTCCTCCATAATTCTTGCTTCCTCCTTCCTTTATCGGTAAGCACCTCTTCACCATAGCTTTCCATATCTTTCTGAGTCTTTCTTTATCCGAAATCTTTCTGACCGACAAAATAGCGACCTCCTCGCCACTACACTCGGAAATCGCTATTCTACAAAACGCCTAACGGCCGTAATTGTCTTTCTTCGATACCAGGTAGTGGACTGATATTACTAATATTATAATATATCCTATACCAAAAGTCAAGTAATCTTTCTACACTCTTTCGGAATAAAATACTTGTCTCTTTCCAAACATCCCCAAATCCAACGTTCTACATACCCATCTTGCCTACTCGCCTTTTCCCAATCCCTTCCACACAACTTACATCTCTCTTTCAGGAACTGTTTCTGTAACTCTCTCATCTTCGGTGTCACTTTTGATTTATGAGATAATTTCTCATCATCCAAAACCTTATACTCCTCCCCGTCTATCTGCACCCCTCCCGAAATAGCAAGCCTAATTGAACTTGAACTATCCGCGCTCGTTATAAAAGGAAAGTTTCTATAAATATCTCTATCCTGAACTCCAAGCGCATGAAATTTTCCGGTAAAATTAAATTCCTTAATCACCCTTTCCGCAATCTTTAACTGTCTTATTCTCATGGCGGAATCAGGAAAAGCAAGCCCAAGCGCAAGCATTTCTACTCCTCTTCCCGTCTTAGCCGAACGCCAAGAAAGAGCACGCACAAGATTCGGTTCTATATCACTTGCTCCATGAACTATAAAAGCAAGTTTCGATACATCCAATCCCTCCGGCGCTTCGTGCATAGCCTTATATCTAGCCCAAGTCTCATCTGCGGCGTATCTTTGTAAATCCTCTGTCTTTCCTCCCGACTGTCTGGGAATATAATCCATCGTTGCAAACCAATCTAAAGAATCTTGATGTGCCTTTGCAAACTGAATATATTTTCCTACATCTAAATCCTTATTCTGCTTCCATGCAGGAAACGCGCCCGAGTCCATACAAACCCCCTTCGTCGGGTGAGTCTCTATAAACTCCATATTCGTTGCACCACCACCCGTATATGTAAGCAAATAGCTCACAGGCAAAGAGTCTACACCCTTAATCTGCAAGCTACTCGCATGGTACAACTTGAAACCATATTTTTCTCTTGCGGTCATTATACTTACTCCTCCTAGTATATATTACCGCAAATATAATACCTTAATCAGTAGGAGTAAGCCATACCGAATACTTAGCTCTAAGAGAATCCATATCTGCCTCTATATCATATATCATAGCATACGATGTCACCCAATTCGCACCTAAGTCAAAATACGTAATCTTTACAATATCATAAATATTTATCCACGGCCGCCAATCTGCATAAAAAACAGCTTTCTTCTTTATACGTGAAAATACCTGTGGCAAAGTTACCTGTCCAAAACTATCCCCCCCAGAAACACCCCTCAAATCTATATCTATTATCTTCTTAGCCGTCTTTCCTTGACTATTCACATCAGTAAGTGTTCTAGTCACCGAAATAGGGGTAAAAAAGAGAGAAAAAACCTCACCTAAAGAAATAGATTGCTCTATGTTAAATCTAGGACAATACCAAAAACCTTCTTTTGAACACTGAAAAGTATCATAAATCCCTTTATAACGATTAACACTGTCCGCACCGTCTATAAACATATTCTGTAAACTCAACTGAATATCATTTCCAGTCTGCGATGAAAACTCCATTTCTATCAATGCTGGGTTTGTAACCGGGCTCAATATAGAATAAAAGTCTAGGTTCTCAGTTTCAGATTTAGAATCGTATTTATATAATCTATATCCATATGATACATCCTCAAGCTCAAAATTATTATCCTCTACTATAAAATCAGATAACTGCGAAATATACGCCACACCTTGATTCGATTCTGGGGTCAGTAATCTTTGCCCAAAATAAAAAAATCTTATCGTAGGTGCTAGCAAAGGGTTATCTTGATAATCACTTTCCGAGTAGAACTCTCCTCCATAAATTTCTGGGTATATCACGTGAGATGAAACTCTAGACAACATCAGCCAAGATAAAACAGACAAAACAGACCCTTCATACGAGCAATCAAACCAAGCCTTAGTCGTACTTCTATCTTCTATACTAGTCGTAATTCCTCTATTCCATGACATAAATATTCCAGAGTAAGGGGACAATTTTACTTCATCCGGAACTGTCTGAGCATCTTCTACATACTCTAAATCATGCACTACCTTCTGTCTTCTTAATATAGCCTGAATAGAATCCCAAAAGGCGTAATCACTTATCGTATGAGGGGCGTCAGTCGGATAACCGTGGTCGGTTGCACACCCTCTAATCTGGCCGTTATAAAAGTAAATCCAAGGAATCGCTTCTATTTCCGCATCATAAATCACTCCCTTTACCGGGTCTGTCTGTCCTGTCTTTGGAATAGGGGTTATCGAAGTCACTCTATACAGCTCTGTCATACAAATGACAGTCTTTTCAGTTCCCTGTTCTAGTGTAAATTTTAACGCAAAAATTAAATCAGTCTTACTCTGCGGAAATTCTTTAATCGTAAATCGCAATTGCGGAATTCTGTACTTAAACTCTAAATCAATCCCATGAATCGCATATTTCAATCCATATATCTTATAATCTGTATCCGCTAGCCACTCAGAGTAATGATTTACCCCATTCAAGTCTATTCCCCTAGCTAATTGTAAGTCCCTGTCAAAATCATAATTCTGTACTGAAAAAATATCCCTCTTTACCAACTCTTTTATAGTACACTTCAAATGAATCGTAGGGTCTCCCTCCATCCAGTCTAATACACGAGTTTTATGGTCAGAGTCATATCTAAAATCAACCATCTTTCAAGGTCTCCATCGATACAATATTAAACGTCACGTCCGAATAATAAAGAGGGTTCCCATCCGGCCCCAATCTAAAAGGGGTAGAAGTCAAATTTCCAGCATAAAAATTCTTAGTAACTCTTGTTCCTTTCCAGTCAAAGGATACCGGAAAGTACTCTTTTATAGTCTCATTCCAAAGTAAAGCGAATTGAGACCTAGTCAACAATGAAAATTTACACGAAATCTTTATCACAGAACCGATATACTCAATTCTACGCATCTCCCCATCAGCCGTTCTTTGCGCGTAACGGTAAGTATCCTCTTTCTCTATCGACCCAGAACCAAAAGCCAATGAGGGGAAACTATCCGGTAAATTCGTAAATATTATTCCTTTCAAGTGAACACCACCTCTGTGCTATATGCCTTAGATTGCTCTAACGTATCATTCACCAACTTTCCGTCCATATAAATATTTATCTGAGGTTTTTGACTCTCCCTATCCATGCTCTGATTCGAGGTATCCGGCACGCTCACAGAACTTGAAGAATTTCCACCAATAGCCAACCCAACTCCCATCAAAGCGGCGGCGCCTATAGCCACACCTGTTCCAACCAATGCGGCCACTGCGGGTGCCGCAGGTCCATATCCAGCTATCTGTGCAATAGCCAAAGCCGCTCTTGCGGCCGCTAACCCTAAAACAGCACCTGTCACTGCCACTATCATCGGCTTCGTCAGTCCTAGCGAATCTATGACTTTTAATATCTTCGTTATCATCTGACCTAAAAAGGCAACAATGTCTAGAATATCATCCCCTATCGTCGCAAATATCTCGCCGAAAACTGAACCCAGCTCCATCACTATCTGAATTATCGAATACAGACTTTCGGCTATCTCTCTTGCCTTCTCAGATGTTTCTGACATGGCATCCTGTTTTGTCTTTTCTGCTTCTTCTACCTTTTCCGCGTCTTCTTGCTCTTTATTCTCATCCTGTGCCTCTACAAGGACATTTCCACCTGTATCATGTACCTCGTCTAACGAGGATAAAAACCCAGTCGCTTTGAGTCTTTCTATCTCATTCATGAGGTCTAAGACTCTTTGCTCTTCTGCGGAATAAACTACATTCGCGGCCGCAGTCGTCTCATCACCCAGCTTAGATAGCCCAGACAAATCAGCAAACGCATTCGCCACTTGCCCTAAAAACTCTACAATCGGCCGTATCGTATACAGAATGGACGAACCTATACTATCCATCGCCTCTTGCATCTGAGTCTGAATAGTTCTAATCTGTCCTGCCGCAGACTGCTCAACCGCCTGAGCCTGCTTCTGTACCAAGCCAATAGCTATCTGCTGGTCTTCTATCGATAAAAGCTGTATCTGCCTATATTTCTGGGCGGCGACTGAAACGTCTCCATAAGCGGCTATCAAGTCCCTGGCAAAGCTCGCCTGCTGTCCCATGGCTTCCGCGCCACGAATAATATCCCCTGTCTGCCCAAAAAAGTCTGCTAAGTCCTGCTTACTTACGACACCACTCGCAACATCTCGCAAGGTCTGCCCAAGCTGACCTACTGACCCTGTAATACCGACAATCTGATTCAGCGATTGAAAGTATTTCGTATTATTCTCAGTCGCCTTAGATACTATATCTGCAATAAAACTAAATGCCTTTCCTAATCCGCTAAAAATAGTATCACTCAGGTTATTAAACTTCTGTATCTGCTGTTCAATCTGCTGATTCTGTTGCCTAATTTCTTCGTCGTACTTCTGGTCCTTTATTTCCTTTATCTTATCCGCTACTGCCTGAGTACTTTCTGCGTTCTCACCCTGAACGTCTTTCAATCTTTGGTATAGGTCAATAGCCTGCTCGAGTTCGTCATTCAATCGAGCAAGCTCAGGGTTCACCAATCTAAGTGCTTCTGCATCTAAATCTAATACATTATTATCCGCCATGCACTACTCCTTCGCCCATTGCATAAGAGTCATTTCTATCTGCTCCAAGGTACGTGTTCTAGACATTCTAGGATTCGGGGACATAAACCTTTCTATCGGGTCGAACTGTTTACCCGCTAATATCCTAGATATATCACTTGCCAGAACTCTTATAAGCCGTAAGTCCGTATACTGTTTATCCCATTGTACCTGCTTTATGTTGTCAACCAATATGGGTAGTTCAGTAAAGGACAAATTCCAAAACTCTGACGGAGTTAAAAAGGACGGAACTAAATTCTTGTATGCCCCGACTATTATTTCTTCAATGGATTGCGGGGCATACTCATTTTCTTTTCTATCTCCGTCTGAATATCCATCTCTGTGCGAAAAAAACCCAGCGCCTTCCCTAAAATCAAATACAAAGTCGTCGACTGTTGAAGAATACTTTCACCTTCCGAAAGATACTCTACAAGCAATTCTTCCGCCTTCTCATCGCTTATATCTTTATGTTCTGCCTTGAGTCCAATCTTAAACAAAAGAATCAACTGCTCCAACGTGTAGTCAGGCAACTGACCTTGTTTCGGTGTAAAAACCACGTGCAACGGCTTTTCAATCAACCTCTCCGCTTTAACCATCGCAGACAAAGGAAACCGCAAAACGTAGTCCTTCTCACCAATCGTTATCTTGGCCATGTCCAGCATAAAAGTGTCCTCCTAATAATATTATACTATATTATACCTAAAAAATCAATAAAATGGCAGTATTTCTACTGCCATTCATTATTATAAAAATATAACTACCTATTCTACCAACCAAGCTCTGTCCACTATCTCATTTCTGCAATCCCATATATCAAAAATACATCCGTATCTAGCGCAAATCAAATGCCCTTGTATCCTTATCAAAAGAATATTTTCCGGAAATGAATCCGCCGTGTCTCCCACGCTCTTTCCCTGTACCGGAAGTTCTTGCAACCTAAGCTCTCGGAATAAAAACGAATAGCAACCTATACAGCTCATTTCACACCCGATATTTCTGGCCACACTATATAAAAGGTCACTAGCTTCTTCCCAATCGATACCTAGGGCGCAAGCAATGGCTCTAATCACGCAATCCCCTGTCTTCTTTTTATATGGGTTCAAATTGAGATAGCGAAACCTACTCATCAAAGTTCACTATACAATGATAATAAAGCGCCAGCTTCTCATAAGGCTCCCCATCGAAGTCCTTATCCATAAGCCAAGCCTTTGCCAAATGCGCATAAATTTCCGGCCGCTGATAATGCGGGTACGCCGCATTCTGCAAAGCGGAGCAATAATCTGCGTACATCATGTTCACTGCCATAGTAAACTCTTCTTCCGTAAATTTATCGAACTTCACTCCAAGCTGTTGAGCCGCTACCATAACCTGGTCTTTCGTAAATTTCGGCCCTCTAGACCCGTCCGCATTTTCAAGCTTCCGTTCCCATTCTCTTATGTCCTTCTTCTTAAGCGACATATCTTCGGAGTGCATATCGTAGTTATATTCAAACTGTCCATAATCGTCATAGTCATCATAACCACGGTCTGCACGGTGAACAGGCTCTCTTTCCCAATCCTCTCTCCTATTCATACGGCTATCCCGCCTAACGCCCCTACCAACAGGCGGATAGTTTCTGTCGTGTTCATGCTCGTCTTCGTAAGGATATTCAGCTCTATCCCTTCCACGAGGACGGGAATAATTCCCTCTCCTATAATCTCCACGCTCACCCATACCCATAATACGTCTTCTAAGATACTCATTCATATCAAATCGACCTCCTTATTCGATTGAGAAACGGCATTCTTGTCGCTTTGAAGCGTCGGAAGTAAAACTTCTAAGGTATCTACTACCGTGTCCACCTTCGCTTCCCCGTGATTCACGACAAAATGCGCATACAACTTATCCACCAAAACCTGGCAAATTTCTTTGACTTTATCTTCCATAGCTCACCTACTCCGCTTTCAGCGTGGTCTTAGTGGTAACTGTCTTAGTCACACTCTTCGAGTCACTCAATGCCGCGGCGTCATCTGCTGTAAAAGTAGCTTCTGCCGTAGCCGGAGCGGCCGGGGCAGTCGGTGCGGGCAAGCTAGCAAGAACATTCGTCGGAGCGCAACAAAGATTTCTAAGAACCTTAAAGACGCCCGAAGTCGCAGTCGTAGAAACCACCATCGGATACCGAGTTCTGGTACGTAAAGCACACGCAGTCACCGGCGCACAATTGCATTTCACCAGCGGGTACTGTGTAGTCGAAGTACCAATCGTAATAACCACCGGCATACTGATAGTCGCAGTCGAAGGAATCGTCTGCGCTATAACTAAGCAATATCTACAACCATTCGCATACGAACCTTCCGGAATATTTATCACCAAGTTCGTTTCAACAACAGTGACCGAAGAACTAATCACTATCCTATCGCATAATCTGCAATTATAATCGCAACCCATAAAAATACCTCCTTTAATCAAGTAAGGGTGCAAGACACTAATCTAGCACCCTTACGAAAGTCAATCGTTTTTCACGGCGCTAGTCAGCAACCACACCCACAGCCGCAACCGTTGTTATACCCACAGCCATAGCCATAACCGTTCCGGCCGAATCCATAAACGGACTCATACGGGGAGCAAGTTATATAAGCCGGTTGAGGGCAAGGACGGAGCGTGTCAATCAGCGTCCGGGTCTGGGCATTCTGGGAAAGCTGTGCCGTAAGCTGTGCATTCTCCGCCTGCAAACTCGAAATCTTTTCCTGCGTGAGGAAGTTCAATATCGCATTCGTTCCATCACGCTGGCTGTCGATTATATCGCGCGTGCTGTTGTTAATAGCGTTCTGAATGGTGCAAGTATTCTGCGCCATATTATAATTAACGCTATCAATCGCACGCTGAGTCTGACAGCAACAATTCTGCTGTTCATAGCCAAGCTGGCAAATAGCATTCTGAAGAGTGTTATTGCCTTGCATAATAGCGGTATTCACACCATTAAAGCCCTGGCAAAGAGTCTGCTGAATGCCCGCCTGACCAAGCTTCAGGTCGTTAAGGTTCGAAAGCACCGCGCTATTATTAAAGCCCGACGCCACGTCCGCAGTAGTAGCAACCTTACCCAGGTCATAACCGGTCCGATTACCACCGCCAAAGCCACCTCCAAAACCGTTGTTACCCCAACCGAAAATCAGCAGAATAACAATCCACCAGGCCCAGTCTCCGCCCCACATACCGGCGCCGTTGTTATAATTACAGCCGTTCATGGAGTCACGACCGATAGCGTACCCTTCGGCGAATCTATCGTCACCCATAGTCTACCTCCTTCAAAAATTTTATTTATCTATATATGTCTTAGCTAGCATACGACACATAAAGACCTTATTTCAAACCCAGCCTATTCGCCAGCTGTGAAAGCTCCTGCTCACTAATCCCTTGCTGTTTCGCGTATTGCATTGCCATTTCTTTTGGAGAACGCCCATTCGACATATTCTTCATCTGCTCCATAAACTGCCTAGCTCTAGGGTTAGTCTTGAGCATCTGTTCCACCATCATCTGGGGGTTCGCTCCATTGTTCATCATCTTCATTATTTCCGAAATAGGACTCATCTGCTGTCCCATAAAATTCTTCAGCGGATTCATATCTTTTCCTCCTCCGCATTTCTTTCGAGGACACTTGCCTTAAACGCTTCAAACTCCTCTTTGGTAACGTACGTCTTATCCGCCTGCGCCACAGACTCATCATGCTTCAACTCCTCATATCTATAGGCTTGTATCGAGGCCTTACCACTCATATCGCTCGACTTAATATAAAATATCGGGTTATCACTATCCATGAGCAATACAGCACTATTCGGGGCGATTAAATATGCCTGAGCGCCTACTTCTCCATTGACCCACGGAACCTGTAAAGCAGGCTTCTGAAAAGTTGCTCCGTTAGCCTGCTGTCCGTTCTGAAATTGATTAAAACCTTGACTGCCTTGGTCAATGGGCGGTGTCTGAGCATAAGGCCTATATCCTCCATATCCCCCGTATCCTCCGGGCATCCCATAATTCCCGAATCCATATCCATTCCCATACATAGAACACACCTCCGTCAATATATAAGGCTTCCTCTACATAAATAATATAACAAAAAACGCCCTCAAAGTAAAGGGCGCCATGTGGACAACTCGTAGACAAAAATTTCAATAAAACTTCCACTATTCCAAAATCTTACGGAATCTATACCTCTCTTTCTTACTCTGTTCTACACTAACATCGATTTCGTCATGTGGCAATTTCAATATAAAGTGTTTGATTGCTCTTTCTGTCTTATATTCCACGTCGCGCTTGAACCTCTCCTTACATCTAGCAATCAACTCAGCTTCTGTGCAATGGTCTAAGTCAAACTTCTTGAAAGTGCTTAACCGCTCTACTTCTATTTCGAGATTCTTCTTTGCTCCAAACACGTACAATAGCCAAGTCATACCTATTGCAATAGGTATTGAAGATAAAAGGCCTATCCTCATATTAAATATAACCAACGGCAGTGCGGATATCGCAAAGAGAGCAATCGACAAAGCAATACACTTCTTCGTACTATCGTTATGATACGTAGTCTTGTCCTTATAGGAATATCTAAGCGATATAAATCCAAAGAACAGAAAGAAAATACCTATCGGACTCTTTGCAATAATACCGTACAATATTCCTATCACTAATAAAGCGCCGAAAAATAATGCGTACCCGGGCAATAGTTTCCTCAACAATCTCATCCGAATACGCATTACCGCTGTCATCTTAAAGCTCCTTAATAGCAGACTCAATAACTTCTTTCTCTTCTTTGAGAGTTTCGTTATCCGGGTCAGCTTCGAGTTTAGCAACAACATCTTTCAACATCTGCTCCAACTCGTCTTTTCCTTTGCCCAAAAGCAACGTAAAGAAAATACTCATTTTATCTACCTCCTTTTTATTTAGTAACGAGTAAAACCAATACAACGCGAGCATAATAAACACATCAAAGGTCAATATAAGCTGTGCGACGTAGCTGGTCACTACCACTCTAACTGATACATCCCTCACCAAAGTGGATATCAACTGAAAACCCGAGTTCAAACAAAATGCTACTACTATTCTAAAATATTCATCTTTATTCACTGCCTTTATCATTCCTACCTGCCTCATCACTAAAACAAACGGCAAAACGAAATTCGACAGTAAATCTATAACAACGCAAAATCTGGGCGGTATTACAAACACTTTCAAGCTCGACATCATAAAGAAATACGGAATCATAGCCAAATGTATCCAGAGCGGAAAATTCCTAACTCTGCATATCGCTAAATAGTATAAATTAAATAATACATACGAAGTCAATGTCGATACACATACAGTCACCCATCTGTGTTCCTCTAACCACATACTCGTGATATTCAATGCAAACCAATCTCCGCCCAGCGCCTTGACTACAAAGCATATCACTAGTATTATCCAAGCGACCATAATCGCTCTTTTGAGAACACTCTTATTCATCAATCTTTTTATCCTAATAGAGAAAATATATCATTCACTAAAATAACGCCCTGCCCCTGTAAGCATATAACTCCAGCATTACTTCCTAGATAAATACCTATCGTACCAATACTCGGGTTCTGAGCCCCACTCGGGTCTACCCAAAAAATGCAACTCGGGTACAAAGTAGATACTCCACCTCTTTGCGGTGCCCGTGAAATAATCTGATTCATCGTTCTACCGATACTAATGCCAGCCCGACCATAAACATAGTATACAAGTCCAGGGTTATCAAAAGCGGCCGGGCCAGCTGCCCCGTAAGCATAAGGCTTTCCAATCTGTGCCTGTGCTATTCCAATGATATTCGAAGCCTGGGACGTACCTGACGTACGATAACCAACCATCCATATCGTTCCTGACGGGGTCGGAGCAGGCTTCTCCCAAACAGTAGCGCCGTTATATACAATCGTTTCTATATCCGTACCATTATAGGTAACTTCATCCAAATCGTCAAAATCTATTATAGCCATAGATATCTCACTCGGTTGTTATCGTAAGGGTAGAACCACTAACAGTAAAAGTCACCTTACTCACTTTCGTAGACCCATTATATAATTCCGGAACATCTTCTATATTCGCCTTATGCGTAAAATTATATTCGGGGTCTACATCTACAGTCTGTCCTACTGAAACAGCGTCTTTTCCACCTCCACTTAAATCAGATTTACTGCTGATATAAATCCTTCCAGGGATAGTAATATGGTCTACCTGCCACCCGCTATCTGTCCAAACCATCGTCTCCGTTCCATCTTGCTCCACGAATTTTATATTCGGCATACCTACCGCTATATCCAATGTATGAGTCGCATTCGTATCTAAATCCGTAAAATCCACCGTATAGTAATAGGCACCTGAACCATATACCGGGCTCGAAATAGTCGTATCAAAATACAATGTCGGATTCACCCTAGCGTAAGCCTGCCCTACCGGCCAATCGTTATAAAGAGAAACTTTCTGACTATCGTCATATCCTCCTTCATAAACAGGCGCAACCTTTCTTTTATTTCCAGTCTCATCAACGAATATCGGCCTACTTGCACTTCTTGACATGTCTATACCTCCTTACTCTACAGGAAAACCTAAAATATAATAAGTAAAACTCCTTCTTTCATTTAAGTAAACTCTAAGATTAGTCGGACTCGTTTGACGGTTATTCATAAATATCTCCGCAGAATAGGACTCTCCTGTCAATTTTATTAAAAATCTTGTACTCCAAACATCACAATTCGCGGGAAGTGTTATATCCCCATAATATACCCCATACATCGTATCTTGAGAATCTGAGCTCACTACAATGTCTCCACCCGACAACGTTCCACTCGTCCTTATAATAACAGGAATATCGGGCATATTCTGCCATGTAGGTGCGCCATTTCCTGTCGATGTAAGAACCTGACCGGAAGTTCCCGCCGTTTCCGGCGCATAGAAACTTGTCACCGTCTCTTTATTATTTATCTGACCTATTCTTCCATTGTAAGGCCCACTTACGTGCATAGTTCCACCGGAACTCGGGCAAGATAAAATAAATGTTTTTCCTTGATTGTCTCCCCATTCCGAAGAATCAACCGGAACCTCGAAACAAAAATCAGCGGCATTCGGAGTTCCAGCGTCATCAGTGGATATCTTTATCGGCTCTAATATAACTACATCGCCACTCCCACAATCCAGAAACAGTCTGATTCTTTTATCAGGGGTAAACGTTTCTATCGAATCGACTACTACCGTACTAAAATCATAGGGGTCATAGAGGCGCGCCTCTATCTTAGAAACTCCTACCTCCTCATCTACGGCAAGAGTCCTCATCGTCATTTGCGTAGTTCCAGCAGGAAAATCAGGCAAATAATAGCCTTGATAGTTCGAGGGCGGTTCACTCTTCAAAGAAAGTGCCACGGACTTATTATTCTTAGCAAACATCAACCCATTCGATGTAACCGCAGTACTCTGAGTCTCATCTTTTGTACCTACGTTAACTCCGGCGTCCGGCGCAATCTGTACATTAACAGTACTACCTACAAAAGTCTTACTCACACCTTGAGCAAAGCTCTGCGACTGATTCAAAAGACTTACATCCGAAGAATTCGCCTTCGCGGAAATCTGACTGCTCAATGCCTGTTCTTGCGCAACAGCTCTATCCTCTTCCGCTTGAACGGCAGAATCTACATACGCCTTTGTCGTAGCGTGAGAATTCTGTGTCGGAGTACCGACTACAACAGTTCCATTCGTAGACCTTGCTACAAGACTATCCGCCGTCGCTTCTCCCGAAATAACGTCAAACTGAACCTGCGTCCCTTGCGAAGAAATACCATAAACTCTATTATTTCCAGTCGTCGAAACCTTATCCAGCTTGTTTCCTATGCCGGTAATAATTTCCGCCGTTGCTCCGGAATTTATAGCGGCCAACTGTTCTGCTGTAAAGGGAGTTTCATTCACCATGAATTGAGGTTCCCAAGCGCCCGGATATTCTCCCTCTTTAATGAAAATATAACGCCAAGCTTCCCCATCATGGGTCTCATCCGATTCTACATACGCATAGTCGTTATTCGTAGCCACACCCGGATTCGATGTCTGCCAAGAATCCAAAGCGGCCTTAGTCTCAAAGTTCCCTCTGAAAAATGCGGCCGCACTATTTATCGAAGAATTGACAAACGCCTTATCCGCCAGCTGATTCTGCGCAGACGCCTGATTCGGTATCTTTCCCTCTACCGTGGTAAGGCGAGTATTCAAACCCTGCTCTACACCCGTAGCTCTAGACGTTTCCGAAGTTATAGCACCTTGTAAACCTGATTCAGCTTCCTGTGCCCGACTAGCTTCTTGCGATATCGCAGTCGCATTCGCCTGTTCTGCCTGCGTGGCACGAGTAACTTCCGCAGACAAGTCATCCTCAATTTCAGCTTCTTTAGCTTGCGCCCTAGAAACTTCATTTTCTATGCTCGTCTGTAAAGCGGATTCAGCCTGAGTAGCTCTCTGAATCTCTTCTGTCAACTCTTGCTGTAAAGCTACTGCTTCCTCATCTACTGCCGCCACCGCCGCGTCAACATACTGTTTCGTCGTAGCATGAGTATTCGCAGTCGGAGTACCCACATTCAAGGAACCCGAAGTCGCTTCCCTTATAGCAATAGTATTCCCTGTCGCCGCCTGACTAGCGCCATATAAAGTCTGGCTCCCCTCCGGCGATACGGCATAAACCTTATAACCGTCTTGGGGGGTAGTAACTTTATCCAGCTTCTTGTCTATGTTAGTCTGTAAAGTAGTTTCTGCTTGCGTGGCTCTTTGCGTTTCTGCGGTAATATCCGCCTGCAAATCCTCTTCCGCCTGAGTCGCACGGGTCTCCTCCGCACCAATAGCGGTGCGGAGTTCGTCTTCTTCACCCTGTGCGCGTAAACGCTCAGCATCTACCTTACTTCTTACATATTCACCCGTCTCATCTACTTCCGGTACAAGGCGGTCGTTAAGCTCTGAATCTCGTAGCCTGAGTCCCATTCCAATCATCCTCCGTCAACGTCACATGGGTTATTTCCATATCCGATACAGTAGTTTCTAAATCAGAAACCGAATCTTGCAATGCGGAAATCGACGAAGTATGCGAACCCACAGTCCCCTCCAATGTAGTGACCTTACCTTCTACGGCAGTAAGACGAGTTCCATGCCCCCCTACCGTAGTTTCCAAAGTCTCTACCGACGTCTCAAGGGTACCTACCGTTTCCTGTAAAGCATCAATATCCGCTCCCGCCTGAGTCATCGAAGTTTGCAAAGTGGATATCTTGCCTTCCGCAGTAGTAATTTTCCCCTCCGCCGCCGTCACACGGGTGGTCAAACTACCAATCTGTTCCGTATGATTCGCAATAGTAGCTTCCGCCGTATCCAAATCAAGACTCAGATTATCATAATTCGTATCCAGCTCAGAAACCGTGGTCTGCAACGTGGAAATCGCCGATTCGTTCGCATTTGCCTTCGTTTCCGTAGGCGTAATCTTAGCGACCAATTCGGCTGTAATACCCGAATCAATTGCCGCCTGCTGTCGCGGAGTAAAAGCACCCTGACTAATTCCGTAGGCATATTCCCAAACCGTTCCACTATACTCAAATCTGGTCTGTCCACCGGTAAACGGTTTCGGAGCGCCTTCGTCAGCGGCTACAAGAGCATAGTCGTTCTTTTTCGGGTTATACGGAGCTCCGCTCGCGTAAAACGTACTCGCACCCATAAGGGCGGCGCGAGTAGGGAACAAGCTTCCTTCTGCGTCATACGAAACACGAGTCGCCGAATTCGACTGAATCGCATTATCCAAAGTAGCCTTATCTACCAGCTGATTCGATGTACTCGCGGCCGCGGGAATCTTTCCCTCAATAGTAGTAACTCTTCCATCAACTCCGCTAATCGAAGTCTGGAGAGTTCCCTCCACTCCTTGCGCACGGGTAGCCTCATTACCTACTTTGAGGTCTATCCGCGCTCCAACCTCAGATACTTCGGGTAGAGTTCTTACTACACCCTCATTATCTTTAACCTTAACTGCCATGCCAATCGTCCTCCTTTAATTTATAATAATACCAATCTAGGTCATCTGCATAGGGGATATCGTCCGTATCGTCATCCCCCCAATCTTCCTTAGTCAATACCACATGGTCTAGCCTAAGCTCATCTGAATACACTTCCGCCGCGTGCTGTATCTTAGTGAGAAGCGCATCAATCAACTCTAATAAAGTAGTTGTCTGCCCATCCTCAAATATAACGGTATTTCTAAGGTACGGAAAAGTATTCTGTGCCTTTGCCAACTGTTTATCTATAGGAGTCTTTTCTACTCCCAAGATTTCTGCCAAGTCCGTAATAGTTCCATCATCTTTAATAATAGAACCACGAATCAGCGGAAGGGTAGAGGCCAGGGTCTGAAACCGCTTTTCATCTGAATTTCTATCTGACTTGCAACCCATAGAACCTCCTTCTTCTCAAACCGTCTTACAGAACAGATTTTACCGACTGAATCGAGTTCAACTGATTATCCGCAGTCCCCGTCGGAGCCGTATACCCAGTAAGAACTCTCGAACGCTTGAACAGTGTTATCGTAAACTGTTGTGCCGACGCTACTGCCATAGCTCCAATCGTAGTTCTTATCTTTCCGTAAAATGCGAACCAGCGACCGTTCGGCAGGAGAATCTTCCAAGAATGAACATAATCATTCGACAGGTCTAAGCACTGTTCAAAATTGCTCTTATCCTCCGTTCCCGCCGCGTACACACCGGCCTTATAGTTCATTGTAATACCCAGAGAGGAACCCGAAATCAGACCCGGTTCCGACTGCTCTTCGTAATCTTCCAACGAAGTAACATCTATAGACGAGGGAGCAGTCTGAAGTTCCGGAATATTCTGAACTCCATAAAGCGGCGTCACGATATGGCCAGCCGTCTCTTCCGTCATGCCTCCCTCCGGAACCGAATCCGAAGTTCCTTTCGCGTAAAACAATTTTATACCAATTGTCGTTGCCATACTATCCTCCTAAGGCTAAGTCAGCCAAATTGTATCTACTTCTTTATCTTCTTGCGAAACAGCTTTTTCCAGAAAGGGGGTAGAAACCTCTACCTTCACCTCCGGCTTTTCAGCTACTTGTATTTCATGGTCTGTCGAGCGCAAATTCGAGCCACATGGCACGGAATTTACTTCCGCAGGGGAATTATCGTTATCCTTATTTTCGGCGGCCATGCCTGATTTAAGCACGAATAACGAATTCGCAGAGAGTACCAACTTTTCCGCTTCTTCCGGCTTCTGAATAAAATCCTTTACTACCGAGTTCTGCGTGTTCGGATATTTATAGGTCTTTACAAAGGCCATAATCTGGTCCATCGCTACCCTTCTCGTAAAAGGCATATAAGCAGGTATCGCCACCAGCTTATCGTCCCTCTTACCGTTATCGATAGTCGGAATATAACCCAGCAACCTTACTTCTACCACCGACAGATGTTCCAAAGGAACTTCCGTCAGTATAATGACATCAAGTCCAAGCCCATCTTCCGTCAACGTCTGAGGGATAAAACCGTAGCTAAATGGAAACGTAAAAACCGGGTTGAGCGCACGAACCGCCGTCAGATAAGCTCCGCTCGGGTGTACTTCATATTTGATGTTCTCCCCGTTCGATACTTCAACAACCGCGTTATATACAGAAACATTCTTATCAATGCCCTGTACCACGCTTTCTGTTACCTTATAAGGAATATCTTTATAATAGTTCATTTCAGCCACCCCGTCTTTTCTGTCTCCGCCTGATTCTTTTCCACTTCTTGCGAAGTAAGAGTCTTTTCTACGGTGTCTGCGACCTTATCCACAACCTCATTCACATCTTTTGACTTTGAGGGTATCAAGAGCGTAACTATCTTCTTAACAATAGCTCTCAAACCCAAGTTTTCGTATAAAGGATAGAACGCATTCGTCGTCGTAACACAAAGCAGAATAAACGACAGCATTTCCATATTCCATGTTCCCTTCGTCACGAATAAATGATATAGAATCGCCATCGCGCAAGAGAACACCAAACTCAAACCTTGATAGATTGCTTTTCTAAAACCGGTATTCTTCATATTCTTCAAACCCGGTATCAGCTTAAAGCAACCCACAATAAAAATCGTTATCAATGCAATAACCATTGCCGCTATTGCAGAATTCTTAAAATTCGACCAAAATTCGTTCATATAACGTCCTCCATCAATCTAACCGAAACTTCCTGATACCACTTTCTCTTATTTCCATCTACTCTAATGGGGCGTATCGATTGAATCTGGAACTCTGTTCCCTCCATTGCCTTAAACAAAACTTCCGAACTCTCTTTCACCTGCAACAGCGAATCATTCCAAATATCCACTATATAGTTATGAATAATCAAGTTCGTTGTCCCGTCTAAATTCTTATCCATGGTCATATCGACTTCATAGTAGTCGCAGGAAAATCCAGGCGAAGAAACGGAATCTGCATAAGCCAATGCCACGTTGTCTTCTCCGTATACCTCTACTAAAAAGTCGTACAATTGCCTCATATACACTCCAAAAACAGAAAAACGGGGCATCACCCCGTTTCTTCACGACTGCTCATCTGCCGCCGACAACGTGTATCCAAGCATACCGCCTTGAATATCTGTCACTTCCACCATAGCCCCCGGCTGACCTTGCCGCACACTTACAAGCTCTACAAACAACTTATAATCTAAGGGCAATTCTACGCTCGGATCCAGGGTTATTTCGTAATAGTGTGTTCTAGTAGCACCCTGAATGTCCTCGCCAATAGCTTCTGGCGGTGTAGTCACGTTCGCCGCATATTCGCCTATCAATACGGGGTTATCAGCTCTTTCTCCGATGTCGTCTTGCTCTGGAATTGATTTATATAGGCGAACAGTATCCTTTCTCATAAGCCTACTTATCGCCTGCGCTCCAGATACCCAAGGATTCTTAGCCACTAGTAAAATCTCCTAGCTCTAACTCCCAAGCAGTGCCTTCTGCGAATCCCACTATCAAATCTGCGAAACCGGTCCAGAATAGAACCGAAAGTCGTTATCAAGTCGTCGTCACCTATAAAGTTCTTTGACGAGGTAACACGACCCCAAGAAATACTCTGGCCGGCTTCGCTAACTGATGTTACCGACGAAACACCTGCGCCCAATGAAGATTGTCCTTCATCCGAGTTTGCCCGCAATTTCACAGCCGCTATCTGTATCATAGTATTGTGTAAAGCGTCCGGCACTTCGTCAAGATGACAATAGTTCTTAATGAAATCTTCCGCTAATGCAAGGTAAAAATTTATCAGGTCGTCAGACAGGCCATCATCGTTTATCAACATCTTTACGAGTTCTACGTCTGTCATAACGACCCTCCAAACTTAAACCTTCATCACATACAGCGAACTCATCATCGGGAACTTAGGCAAGACAAGCTGAGATACAACCGTCTTAATAACAAGCGGAGGCCCGTACTCGCGTACCTGAGTAATAGCAACACCCGTATCAACGATAGACACAGTCGCATTCGGACGGGACATCAAATCCGCTTCCTCCGGGGTCGTGCCGTAGGTGGTATAGCCCAGCGTACCATCCGGGAAGAACGCGACAACGTCATCGGGGAAGTACGCATGATACTTTCCGTCGCCGTCTTTATAAGTGTCACCGTAAATGGTAAAGCGAATACCCGTCTTAACCGCGATAGCGTCAATCACTTCCGCGTCACTCTGAGGAACCGTAGTCGTCGTGCCCACGATAACGAACAGGTTCTTCACCTGCGCCGTGTTCGCAAGCTTCATAAACGTTCTCGGAGAGATTACCGCTCTTGTAAGGGTAACACCACGCGACCGGGCAACACGAGCAATATCGAGCAGGTCCTGAATCGGAGTAGCCGAATCCGGATTCTCCCACTTCGCGGCGCCCGAAAGCGTTTTCGTGTTCAGCTTCGTCCACGCGCCGCTCGGGTCGTAATTGTACTCAATAGCGATATCCCGACCGTCTTTATTCGCACCCGAAACCGTAATCTTACCCGAGGAGATAAGTTGCATACGCATACGCTCTACCTGAGCCTTAGCGCCCCGTCTAAGAGTGTCTACGTCATCGAACACACGGCGAATCGTTTCCGTCACATACGGGTCTTCCAGATTCGCATCGAGCCTTTGCAACTGCTGGCGAACCCGCTCGTCCAGGAGCATCTGCTCTCTGAAAAACGGGAGATCCATCTTGAGTTCCTGTGCCCCAATTCTATCACGGGTAAAAGCCCGAGACCCAAGCGCGCTCGCTTTGAGCAGAACCGGAACATCGTTATAACCCATAATCCAGCCAACTTCAAGTCCCACCACCTTTTCCGTGGGGAAAAGAGCATCACCCAGGAAAAGCGGAGCCGGCCGACTCTGAACATAAGCCGCCGTATTCTTTACCGTAATAAGGTCTAATGCGTTCGGCATCTTAGCAAACCTCCCCATCTTTAACCGTAATCTCAATCGGCAGACCACCAATCACTTTGCCCGCCGCGCCGCTCACCGCGGACTGATTGACTGCCGTAATCTGGAAAACACCGTCCGCCGCGCTCTGACTTGCCTTCACGCCAAACGTAAGTTTCACAGTGCTGTGCTCATCCGTAAGGCGCTCAACCGACTTAATTTCCATGTTCGTCGACCCATCCGACACCGTAAAGCTCGTGGGAGAAACCGTATTCGTCCACACCGTGCCATGTGCCTTAATGTAGACCTCCGTACCGTTAGCAAAAATCTTATCAAAGATAATCTTGCCAAACGGAATAGGAACAATCTTCGGAAGAGTGTTCATCGAGATAACGGCGGCCGCACCCTCCGTCAACTCCTCCACATACACGTAGCCCTCCAAGACTACACGTCCGTTCACTGGCCCGTCCGTAATCTCGTACTCTTCCGCCGTGATACCCTTCACGGTGTTTCCGTACTTAACTACCGACCCGGCCTTGACGAACTTTCTGCTTCCTTCGGTGTACGTCTCAAGGGTGAGAACGTTCTCATCGAACGTAATCGGAACGGCTGAGAAAATTCCGTCGTCCTGATTCGCGAACACCGCTTTCTGCTTACCAAAATAGGTAACCGAAACGCCCATGCCTACCTCCATAAATTATTTTTTAATTTCTTATCCAAAGTACTTCTGCGCCGCGGCCTTGGTAAGAGCATCTGTCTCAGACGCCTTCTTTGCCAATGCCTCGCCAAAGTTAGAATATGCTCCACCTTTCCCTTCCGGCGCAGATGTGGGCGCAGTACTTTCTATACTATCGTCCTTAAAGAGAAAGGCCTTTTCTTTACGGATAGCATCAATCGCTTTTTCCACGCCCATAACCTTTCCATCTTTGACTTCCAAAGATTCCAGGTCTATAAGACTCGTAACCATATCCGTGTCATACGCACTATCTCCCAGCGCCGACTTAATAGCCGCCATTCTGGTATTGTACGTTTCCAGCAAAATACGGTCTTCCTCCGCTTTCTTATGCTCCGCAACCAGACCATCGTATTTCTGCTTCCAATCTGCTTCTACTTTGGTCAGCTTGTCTTTCAAAGGTGCAACGGAGTCTTCCGCAGCCTTAGCGCGTTTTTCAAGGGCATTCTTTTCCGACTCAGTTCTACCAAGTTCCTGTGCAAGCTCTTTATTCTTAGTGTTTATCTCGTCAAATCTGTGCTTAGGAACATACTCTCCAGCGACAAACTGCCGTAAAACACTTTCTGCCGAACTTGCCTGGTCATCAGTTAGCCCAACTTGCTTCAAGCTCTCACGTAAATCCATATTCTATTGTTCTCCTCACTTTTTTACACGGGTGTGTCCGTGCAGGATTCTTCTAAACTAAGTATATACCTAGCTTATACCTATATTATACAATAAATTCTTTTATATGTCAAGTAATTATTAAAAAATAATTATCTACTTCCTAAAAGGCGCATTCTTAAAGCATTCGCCGTAGTCTTAGCCTGTGGAACAGAAGTCGGCTTATTTCCTATCTGCACACCGGCCTGCCTGCAAGCCGCGTCAATAGCAGCCCAAAGCAAATCTACCTGCTCCATCGTCTTTACATTCTGCATCGAAAGTAAAAGCGGGATAATCAAATTTCTTTGTTGCGATGTCATGCCTCTTCCTCCTCTCCTTCTACCGGCGGCTCTTCACCCTGCTGACTTAAATCTTCCAACATAGGGTCTATTCCAGGCTCGATCTGAGGAGCCTGACTTCCACTCTCTTCTTCTATTCTAGCCAATTCTTCATCCACATCTTTCACCCAAGGGTGCTGTTCTAACAACGTCCTCTTCGACAACATAGAACTCGAAGAACTGATATTCGAAATAATCTGAGTTTCATCCGTCGGCTTATCCGTATTAAAGATAATATCAAAGTCCGAAATATAATCCCGCGAATTCTGCTCACCTACAAACGATAAAAACTCTTTCAACGCCTCTCTTAAAACAGACCCCATATCTGCGGCGTCATTATCCATATCTACGTAAAGCCTATCTAATGCCCTTCCGCTCGTGACATAGTTCAGCTCTTGCTCTCTACTAACAACCCCACAAATATCCGAGATGTCCGACTTCAAAAGCTTCATAAAACTCTCTATCGAGGAATAGTCCATCGACTTACTCGCATACGAGAAATCACCTGTTCCCTCAACTGTCACAACCTTATTTATCTTGATATCCTCTAACAGAATCTGTCCATCGGTGTTGCTAGCGTTTTTAATAATAGCGACAGGGTCTGCATTATCTTGCAATAATCTATCTGCCTGTTCGTATCTATCCGAATACATCTTCCCCATCGAATCTATCTGCTCGTATAGTCCATCGGTAGATAGTCTAATAAAGGGAAGTTTCTTAAATACGATACTCGTTCCGTTCCTTACGGCGTGACCTAAATCTTGCATCAACTCATCTTTATCTGAGTATAAAGGCAAGCGGTGTCTTCCCGTCAAATCCACAAAGTCCACATACTTATACACATTCTCTTCTTCGTCTATAAAATTCCACAAATACCCGACAGCATCAAACCGTGTCTGCTCTTCATCTGTATAATGCGGGACAATAGATTCTGCCTTTCTAAGTGTAATCTTAAACTTTATCGTGGACGTAGAATCCGGCTCAATTTCCCACCAAGTTTCCCCTTTATTATAAAGCTCCGTAACAGTGTCTTTCAGTACCTGAACGCTATCTTGCAGATACTCTTTCACGTCATCATTGCCTACAACAGAATAAGGCCTTGACAACAGATAGTTCATCTTCTTCTTAATATTTCTTTTCAACGGGTTATAAACTAGCTTCGAGCATTTTTCTAGTTCAAACCCCTCCCAATCGAAGTCCAATCCACACCACTCTATCGGTGGGACAAAACCATCATAAAAAAGGTTAGCAAGCAAGAATTTTCTATAATCCCAACTTCCTAACCTTTTCGATATCCATTTCTTGGCAATGTTAGTATCCATATTTTAAGTATAACATAGATTCTAATATTTGTCAAGTATTCGCTTAAAAATCATGCTATAATCTGGCCTTCAACCAACCATTTGAGATAATTCGTCCAAATAGTAAGTCGCCTCCAACTCCGCCAAATGAGCAAATAAAGCCAAGTTACTTCCCTCATATACCTTTCTATACGTAGTATCCACCACTCCGGCAAATAAGTTATCTTCCCCCGCCAATATAAAAGCGATTGCCTGAGCTTCCTCAACATATAGCTTCATATACTGTTGTAAGATAAAAACGGACTTTCCACCTCTTCCGGAGTAGATAAACTTTTCATCCCACTTCCAATATTCTTGCTGTTCCCATTTACCATTTACTTTCACATTCTTAAAGTCTTTGACATAGCAGTTCGCCTTATGAATAGACGAGAACAAACCTACCAGCAAGATATTTTCTAATGTCATTTCATTCTCAAATGTAGTTTCCAAATCCTCTTCCGTCAAGTCCTTCAACTCTTTCTTAAAATATCTTAAAACCAACGCTTCTGCCACGTTCAACGAATGTTTACACAACCCACCTTCAATCGGTAAATTGTATTGAGTACTCGCAGGGCATACAAAGAAGTCGCTTCTTTCTAGCCAAGACATCAGCTTATCTACTCCATCTCTCCTTATAAAGCGCGCTACCAAACCCTTAAACATCTTCTTATTATAGACAATATCCATATCTTATTCTCCTCTAAAAGTTACAGCGTTATTCGGTGCTTCAAAAACCTGTATCGAATGGGTACTCCACCCTGTCTCTCTCTGTATATAGTCCCATATATGCCGAGCAATATTTTCAGCAGTAGTTCTTCCTTTCATCTCGTATACACGCATGTCAAAGCTCTTTGCAAGATTATAAAATGCACGGCTTCTTTCATTGCCCTCCGGGTCAAGTATAAACGAATGGTCCATCTGATTCATAAGCTCGTTCAAAGACTGTTTCAAATCCTTAAAGTCCACAAGCATCTGCGTTTCTAAGTCCTGATTCAGCCTTACCGACAAGATAACTTCCCATCTATGCCCATGTACAGAACCGCACAAACCCTCATAGTCTTCAAGAAAATGTGCCGCCGAAAAATGTCCTTTAACTTCAATACTAAACATATTATTCCTCCAACATACTTTCTATATTATTATATACCTGGTCTGGTATATTATCTATAAAATTCGACAAACCCTGCGCCTTATAAATAACTTCTCCTGTCTCTTTATCTATAAAACGTACAGACGCTCCAGACCTCTCTACAATGCCCTGCTCTATGGCGGCGTCTATAACATCTTTCTTCTCATTGAATCCACTATGAAACATAACGAAATAATGACCAACCTTTCTATCCCTCGGAGCAGTCTTATTCTTAATCAAATGCGCTTGAATCATAGCTCCGGCTACATTTTCTGCGCTTGCCGTCAAAGGCTTTCCAGAACTATCTATATTATACCCTCTAAACTCCAACCTTACGGAACAGGAATGTCTCCACATTCTTCCTCCCGTGGTAGTCGTGGGCGAGCCGTATCCACCTAAGTTATCTCTTAGCTGATTTATAGCGATAAAAATCGTATCCGGAAACTTAATCAGCTCTTTTTGAACTTTACGAGAAAACACGGTCAACGGCTTAGATACACCTGCCATCGTATATTCCTTGATACTCTTCGCGTCTTCTTGCTGTGGAACGAGTGCGGGGATAGAATCCAAAACAATCAACCCAACCTCTCCCGTCGATGCAATATCAACTATCATCTGTAAAGTCTCTTCTGCCGTCATGTTTTCCGGCGTAATCTTAATCACTTCTTCATTATTCACACCTAGCTTCGACGCCCATACTGAATCATACGTTCCTTCTGCGTCTATAAAGACACACTTCTTATCCGTGCCTAATCTTTGGTACGCACCCAAAGCCAGCAAAGCTGTCGTCGTCTTTCCACTATGCTCCGCGCCGGAAAACTCTATCAACCGTCCATACGGCAACCCACCATAAAGAACTCTATTCAATGAACGCGCCGGAAGTGCCAATCTTTTTATCGGCTTTAATTCCACTCCCTCCTGTACAGAACTTCTACCATAAGAATTTTCTACACTTTTAAGGACTTCTTGCAATGTCATTTTTCTACTCTCCTTACAACCTCTGCTCCCGCCTTGTTTAAGTTAGCATTCAACTTATCTACTATATTCAAAAAATCTATCATCTTATTCGCATACGTTTCTTGCTTCATATTTCCTGTTCTTCTCGGAATAGTCAGCTCTGCCTTACCTACCTGATTTTTAATCTTCCACTGTATAATCAACTTCATATCAACTCTCCTTTGGCTGACTTGCTTTTCCATTCCATATCTTCATCAACGACATAAGCAACGAATGTAAAGCATCAATCATATTGCCTGCTCTATCCCGTATATAATACATAATACTCTTATCTATCTCTCTTTCCTTAGTGTTTATCGTAATAATAGCTTCCCTTCTTCCTCCTTTTTCTGTTGTATCTAAAAGCGTCCTTGCCTGAATCTGTTCCGAATCAATTGTCACTAATTTTCTTGTCAATTCATATGCGTCTCTAATAGGAGCAAGTTCTGAAATCATTACCGGTATAACTAAGAGCCACTCCTCCACCTGTCCTTGCGTAAGGGTATCTGACCCTCGTTGCAACATCGTCTTAACGTCATTTATCAGGTTCTGAGAAGCTCTCAACAATTTATCCGCTTCTGCGGTAGCTGCCTTTTGAATATCTATAATGTTCATTTCTTATCTCCTTTATGTCTATTGTAAAAAACTACCGCGGCCGCCTTACTTGTAAACTTAAATCTTTCTATCAACACATCTTTATTCTGACTTTCATCTTCCCATAAAGTTATAAACTCTGATATCTCTTTCGGGGTTCTTTTTATGTATTCTCTTCTTGTTTCTTTTTTCTGTGTCTCATTTCCCATCATATGGTGTAAAATTTCTATCTGTTTCTTAAAGTTCTCTTCCGCCAATTTACATCTTTCTATCTGGTCATTGACAATCGTTTCTTCTATATGAGGTGCGTTTCCTGAATATTGTCCTTCCAAGTCCAAAGCTACAACTAAACATCTTTTCAATTCTTTAAGATAAAAAGAACTCAAACACCCAATAAAATCTCCTAATGCCTCTTTCGGCAGTGTATAGATATGATTGCATAAAACCGTTCCATGAACACCCGGCAACAGTATATCAAAATTCGTTGGAAATTCTTTCTTTGATTTACTCGTAATAGGAACTACCGTCACTATCTGCGAATGCTGATTTCCTATATTATTCGACACTATCACAACCGGCCGAGTTCCACGTTGTACGCATCCACCCAAATCAGGTATACCTGCATAATAAATCTGTCCTCTGTATATCTGTGCTTCCATATTATATATTACCTACCTTATCCAATTTACGGCATTCATTTACAAATGCGCAATATCTACAATCTTTGGCCTTAGGTAATCTTCCTATATTCTTCTCCTCTACCGCCTCTCCTATATCCATACACATAGTCTGAAACAAATCTATCTGTACCTTAGGTATATTCTGTAAATATACCTTCCTATGCACTCCGAAACTCTCTCGGCTCACATATACCCATAAAATATTCTTTATTCCATAAAGGAACGAATATCCCGTTCCCTGTTCCTGATGTTTCGGGTTCGGAGCCTGCCTTTTCTGCCATGCCGATTCTGTTTCCGATTTTATTTCTACAATATAGTACTCCCCATCAATACGAACTATTCCATCACACTGAAATGAAAACGGCGGGGAAACTTTTTCTCCCTTTCTTATTCCAGAAAAGGTGAGGGAAATTTCTCCTTCATGCTTCTGAACTTTGGCAACAGATAAACCTAAATCCGGGTTCTCATCTACAAACTCTTTTACATCTACCCATATATCACTCTGGCTCAAAAATTTCTGTATGCGTTCATGACAAAAAGAACCCATCGCCGCCGCTAAGCCTGATTCATACGTCTCTTCATCCTCTTTACCCCATGCTCCCGACAGCTTAAAAGCCGCCGCTCTTTGGCATCCAATGGACGAGGGGGAAAGCGCCTTATTCGAAGGTCTAGCGGGCAACTTTATAACGGAATTCATCGCCTGCTCTAATTTCATTTCCGGGAAAGATTTCTGTATCTTCATATCATCAAACTCTAACACTTCAATTCTCCTTTGTCGATACCATTATCGTTGTACTTCCGTTTCTTAAAAACATCGCGGACTCTGTAAAGAATATATCTTTTCCATTCTGTATGACTGATAAAACATCTTCTATCGTAAACTCTCCTCCCAATGCACTCGGACAACTTATCGGTTCGTAGTTTTCTCCCGTTGTCATTCGGTCGCTAGTGATAACCACTTCATTTCCGAAGTTAGCTAAACGCTTCAAAGACTCATCTATATATTGAGGTAAAGGAGAGAACGGCTCGTCTTTAACCGCCATAGCTGTTTCATATATCGTACGATACCACGGGTCTTCCGATTCTTCAAAATCTGCTTTCGGAGAGTAGACCCAAACCTTTTCTTTATCAGTGAAACAAATAATATTTCCAGATGTAAAGATAATGGCGTCCTGACTCGGTGTCATATATGCGGTCAAATCAGGTGGCAACAAAATCGGCTCTTCCGTCACTATGGCCGTATCTACCGTTCCTTGTAAAAAGTTACAAGTAACCGCTCCTTTATCGTCCACATAAATACACCGCATTTCCGGCTTAACTAAATTCTGCAAAGCCGTCTTTTTCAGTACAGTGAAATCTATCGCTCCTTGTATACAAATTCTAGGCTCTTCCGGTATCTGCGGCGCGGAAAACTCTAAGTCCAAATACGGAAGTTCATATCTAGCTCCATTCACAAGAACTACCAACAAATAAGTATTCGTCCTCTGTACATTTCGTATAAACGGTAACAGAGATAAAAACCTACCCGACTCCACATAAACTTCCTCTTCCAATCCCTCAGCGGAAATAGGGAGAACTTCTCTCAAATATGTAACCTTGTCATATCTTTCTCCCACTACCTTGCCATTCCTCATTGCTAATTTAATAGCCTTGCTTTCCGGAATGAAACCCAACTCTTTCATTAGCTCTAACATATAAATGTACTCCTTTTACGCTCTCGCGGTTTATTAACGATTATAACGAACGATTTCTTATCCAAGTAGTTTTACTATATAATAATACCTTAAATACGGCTAAGGCTAAATGACGGCTTCACCGGGCGTCTGGGACGTTAGAAAGCAAATACACCATTGCCTTTTTATTTATAACAAAGAAATCCTCCTCTGTTCCAAAAGTAAAAGCTAAGGCATAAAACTCTTTTCCCATCTCTCTTCTCTCTTCATCTGCCTTATCTAAAATCTTTTTGCTAATGGAATAGGACGGCTTTTCTGTAATTGAAGTCTTACATTCTACTAAAAACAAGTCTGACAAGACATCTCCCTTCTTCCACTTCCCTCCTCCCGATTGCGGAGTTCTGTTTCCATTAAAGATAGCGGCCACTCTCTTTTCTTGCTTGATTGATACTTCTTTCTTTATATCCATATAATATATTACCTAATGCAAGTTATCGAACTCTTCCTGATGTTCTTTTACATAGTCCGGACACCTTGCTTTCAATACTTTCTTAGCAAACTCCATTCCTTTTCCAAATCCGCAATAAAGACAACCTGTCTGGTCTTTTCCACAAAGGGTGCAAGTCTTATAACCCAATAGCGGATAATTCGTTATCTTTGCCTTATAGCAATCAGCTATCTTCAAATCGTGCTGTGCGATATACCATAAAATATCGCTCTTCTTCCAAAAGGATATCGGGACAGACTTAATCTTTCCCTCAAAAGAATTACATCCGGTTCTTAAATAGTTCTGCATTCTCAACAGGCTTTCAACTGCCAGGGTTGCAACAATAGGATATTTCCCCGTTTCTTTTGTAAACTTCTTACTCGGCTTCTTTTTACTTTCATCACAGCATTTCGCGCTTATCCTCAACGGTGAGTTTACAAACAACATATATCTTCTTTCTATCTGCTCTTTCGTCTTCTTCCTTCTACTATGTGAAACATCATTGACCCAAGCTCGTTTCTTTTGCATAGCTTCTATCATTTCCGCTATCTCTTTATTGAATAAAGGATATCCAACCTTATCTACTACTTCCCTCGGCGTGTACGGTGAGGACACAACAGTCGCTCCCCATTCTTTTACAATGTCATACACACTTTCATCTTCATTATGTGTATCGAAAAATACAAACTCTATATCGCAATACGGTTCCGGCATATTTCTTATAATATGACCTAAAACGGTGCTATCCTTTCCTCCGGAGAAAGACAAAAACACATCTCCTCCAAAATGTGAGTAAAACTCTCTTATCCTTGCCTTTGTCTTTTCCACCTTCAATTCCGGCGGTAACTCATAAAGCATTCTAAATTCATCATGTGTCATTTAATCTTTCTCCCACCTGTCCATAATCGTAGGAACCCCACCTGCCGGCAATCCGTTCATAAGCTCCGCACCTACTCCGTTCATTATAAACGCAAGCCTATCTCCCGCCTCAACGGCATTTTCAGCAGGGCATTCAATAATAACCTCGTCATGTATCTGTAAAATGATATGAGCGCCTAAATCCCTTGCTATCTTATCCCTGTCAAATTCCAACATAGCCAACTTCGTCATATCTGCGGCCGTTCCCTGTATAACAGAATTAAACGTCTGCCTATCTTCCATAAAGGCTATCGACTCCCTGTCTTTAACATAGATAATCGGCTCCTTACGCTTTTTCCTTTCTTCATTCTCTTTTCTTATATCGTTTATAAGGCGTTTAACAGACCACCTATCCGATTTTATCTTTTCCAAAGTAGATAATACATCCGGGTCAGAACATTCAAACCTAGGCAGTCCTAAGGCTTTATATCCCACTCCCTCGAAGTATCTACGGCGACCCAACACCGTTTCCGAATAACCATGCGAATAAGCAAAATCTCGGCACTTCTTCTTAAAGGCTGAAATCATAGGGCAAGTCTTCTGAAACTTATCATTTATCTCTTGCGCTTCTTCCAAGCTTCTTCCCAAGTGCATAGCCAAAGATTTCACGCTCATATCATAGTTAAGACCCAGAACTACCGACTTCATATGCCCTCTGTATTCCGAGTGCTTCCCTGTCTTTGTACACTCTTCGTACGGCAAATTAAAAACAATTGAGGCCATAACCGCATAAAAGTCTCCTCCCTTGCGGAACGCGTCAATCATTGCTTCGTCCTCTGCTAATGCGGCAAGTATCCTCACCTCCTGCTGTGAGTAGTCCACGCTCACCATCTTATTTCCAGGCTTAGGAATAAACAAATTTCTAAACCGATTATCTTTGGGAATGTTCTGAGCATTAAACCTAGTCGAACTAAAACGTCCCGTATCTGTTCCAAGCTGATTGAAAACCGGGTGCGCAACATTATCTTTGCCCGACGCGTCCAACAAGCCTATCGTATAAGTGCCGGCTAGCTTAGCAACTCCTCTATATTCCAAAATCTTACGAGGTAAAGGGTGCAAAGACTCTATCTTTTTTAACTCTTCCTCCCCTGTACCCGAAAGCCCATCATAAAGGCCTAGCTCTTTTAATTTATCTGTTACCTGCTTAGGGGAACCCGGGTTGAAATTTTCATCTTGTGTAATTTCTTTTATCTCTTGTAAAATATGCTCTTGTCCATCCGTAAGCTCTTTATTCAAAGCATATATCCTATCCCTATCCAAAAGAACTCCATGTCTTTCCATTCTTCCTATCACTTCCGTAAGGGGCAACTCTAACTTCTTATAAAGGCGCAAGAGGGTCGGAATCCCTTCCAACTTCTTTTCTAGGTACTTAGCTAGTATAATATGCTTCTGCGCATCCACAGCCGCATACGGATAAACAAACGCCGGGTCATACTCTGTAAAGGGTCTGCGAAACAAGGAACTAAACGAGTAATCTTCTACATTCGGGTCTATAAAAGTTTTATATAACGGCTTTAATCCTGCGTCTAAATTATTGTCGTAAATCCTAGCGGCGATATATCCATCTCCTAGCAATTCCAACGTCTCGAAACGCTTATCTACATTTACTAAGAAATGCTTATCAAACTTCCAATTGAACCCATAATATCTTTTCTTTGAAAGCAACTCAAATAAATTATCTAAGCTCCCCGTATAGTTCTTCCCCTGTATATGATGTAAAGGGATATACGCCGACTCCTTTTCTGTTCCCAAGGAAAATCCGGCAATTTCATCTATATAAAACGATAAACCGCTTGTTTCTGTATCTAACCCAAATTCCTCCGATAAAGCAAGGAACTCTTTCAGCTCCTGCTCTGTCGTTATGAGTCTATGCTTATACTGACTAAAAAGCTCAAAAATGCGTAAAGATAGCTCTTCATCTGACTCTTGTATCTTGGTAGAACGTTTTGAAACTTTTCTATCATCCTCCGCAACTCTGGTCTTCGTCTGTCTTGTCACTACACCTTTCGGCAAGTTCAAAAGGGGCATATCTTTATCTCCTTATATAAGTAGTTCCAAAGTATACTATATTATACCTAAAATAGATACCTACATAACGCAAGTATCTATTTTATATCTAGTAATATTTGAACTAAATTATCTCCAAGTTCTTCCTTGTCTCTTCTTTATGTAGCGCTCTAACCTAGTTCTTTCATCCTGTATCCTTGTCTGCGCCGTAACAACGGCAGTCGTTCCTACTTCTTCGTCACACATGGCGTATCTCATGGCGTCCATCAAATGGTCCCACTCTTTCTTAGGCTCTGGCAATTCTTTTCCGAATTGATCTTGCCTAAATTGATAATGCGAAATTTCTATAATAAAATTTTCGCAGCGCGGGTGAATAATAATTCGGTAACCACGTAATTTCTGTATTCCAGAAGTAACAGAACCCTGTCTTTTCTGAACGCCAAAAAACCTTGTACAACCTCTCTTCTTTAATCGTAAAAGCTCTTCCGGAACGTTTGAATCGCAATGCACCGGCTCTTTCGCCCATCCATGGCTGACAAGAGCAGAATATCTTTCATCATCTGTCAATCTGCTATGATATATCTCGTCATAAACGTATATTTCTTTTCTTTTCTCATCTACTAAAAGCCCAACTACCGCAAAGCTAGCAGAAAAGCCAAAGTCCAGCCCAACTCTATGGTCATATACGGGACGTCCACCATCTCCTACATGAAAGAACATCTCACGCCAATCAAATTCCTGTACCGTCCAATTCGTGTATACAGTGGAACCTATAACTCCCCAATGACCCAAACCTGCGACCTGATATCGTTGAGGTTGATTCTTTTTCATCTCCTCAAAACGGAGAATATCCATTTCATCCAGAAATTCATTCAGCTTATAGTTAGTCGTAATAGCAAGTCTATTCTGAGTCTCTATCTGCTGTCCTTTAACATACTTCGTCTGACTTTCGTCTAAAACATCTGCGGCGTTCTTCTGGAAAAAGGTCTCGTTCAACCAATGCTTCTCGTTCCAAGGGTTAAAAGTCATCACTAGCTGTGCAAAATACCCAAACGGTAACTTCCCTCGAACACGGTCATCTATTCGGTCGAACATCTCTTTTCTTTCTAGCTGAAAAGCCTCCTCAATCCAAACGAAATTGAGATATCCAACTTCCACCGTAATCGACGCCAAAGAGTCCGGGTCGTCACAACCCCTAAAAAGAATCTTCTGCCCTGTCTGCCTATTACGTATTTCCAGCGGACTCTTAACAGCTACCCACATATTCGTCAAATGCATTCTTCTTATAGCCTTATTCAATTCTGCATACGTGGAGTTTCCGTTCAATACCGCCCAACGTCTGACCACTAAAAGATTGCTTTCCGGGAATTGCGTTAAAAGCTCTATCCATCTTTCTGCGATATTCCAGCTCTTCTTACTAGCGATTCCGCCTTTTATAACGAGATACCTTTTTCTACAATTTAATATGCGAGAATAACCCCGTCCATATCTTTTGACGGGGTCTAAATAAAACTTATTTTCTGTCTTAGCGGGGTTATTCATTGCTCGATTTCTTTGTCTTTCTGGGTTTCACTTCTTCCAACTTTATGTCAACAGGCTCTTCCACCTTTTCTTCCTTGCCTTCCCACAAAGGTGACTCCGGAGAAATTTCTCCTACATACTCGGCGTCAAACTGAACTTGAACTGCCATATCTCCTCCTTCTAAGTGCATCTCTATCTTAGCGCTTCTATTCAATGCTTTTTCCATCTGTTCTATAAGACGGGAAAACGAATATAAAGTCATCGAGTGTCCAATAGGTAACCTAAACCTTATCACTTCATCTTCACACGAATAGTCAAACATTCTTCCAAATACATTCTTCCATACCTGCTCAACCATTTAATACAAGAGCCTCCATCAAACTTGTCAAGTCTTCACCATACATATAAGAATCCTCTATTCTTAGCCCTTTATGCTGAATAGATTTTTCTAATATCTTCGTATAGGTAAACAGGCAATACCCTTCTTCTGTCGAAGTCATTACAACAAACATAGCCTTCGGAATATATGACGAAAGACCCCATTCTTTCATAAACGGCAACTGTCTTATATCCGAGGGCAACAAGGGCAAACTCTTTCTTTGCTTACACTCTACTAAAAATGTCCCCTTCTCTAACCACAGAATAAAATCCGCAGGATACCTTACTCCTCTGTACCCATAACCCGGAGTTCGCAATCTTGTGTATAAGACTTTATTTTCTTTCAGCCATTTTTCCAGGTCGGCCTGTAAGACTTCTTTCATCTTCCTATTCTAGGGTGACGTATCCAAGAGGACTTCGGATTCAACTCTACCACCGTGGCGGTAGTGGTATAGAGGCCGTGACCTTTATTCACTTGTACAGTAAGTCTCTGACCTATCTTCGCTTTACTCGGGTCTACCAAATACGTATAGTTCTCTCCATACAATGTATTGACACTAGTATCACCATACTTCACACCGACACGAACTCTTTTCTTCGGCATAATAACCTCCTAAAAGCTAAATACCAAGTCTTTACAGACCTACTTTCGGCATATTACCAATCCCTCAAAGTCTGCTGATACGCTTTCTTTACCGAATCCCTAGCGCTTTCCCATTGACTTCTAAAAAAGTTAAATGCCAATGTCAACGACTGCTCTGCCCTTCTTGCGGCGGACGTAATCGTTCTATCATCCCTAAAATCGTTCTGAACTCTAACTAGTCTGGAAATCAAATCCCTAAACTCGTTTTCTACGTCTGCTATCCGCATATTCTTCATACCGTTAGCAAACGTAGTCATGTCCCGTATAATACTTTGCAATTCTTGTGTATTTGCTGGCATAATAACCTCCTATTCCAACTCTTGTAACAAACGAGGGTTCGTCCTAAATGCCCCGCTCGTTGTCTTGGTAATCGTGTACGCTGTGGAATTCTTAATTCCTCTTGCTGTCATACATCCATGTTTCGCCTGTATGCGAACAGCTATATCTTCTGTTCCAAGAATAATCTTCAAGCATTCAAGAATATCTGCACCAATCTTTTCCTGTAAAGTTAGTCTATGGGCGCACTCTTGCGCAATACGTGCCAACTTACTAAGTCCTATCACCTTTGCCTTACCATCGAAGTTCTTATACGGTATATATGCAATAGTAACTCTCCCATCGTATATCAGCGCTAAATGGTGCTCACAGGTACTAAAAATCTCTATGTCCTTCTCTATGACCATGTCGTCATTATCTACCGTAAAAGTTACATTATTTTCTTCAGCAATCTGCTCATTAGTCTTTTTCTCACCCGAAAGCAACTCTTTCCAGTACTTGACCATTCTTTTCGGAGTATCTACCAACCCCTCTCTGCCCGGGTCAGACGCCAATTCTTTTATAAGCTCCGAGCATAACACATTCACCTTATTCCAGTCTGTCTGCTTCATACCAACTCTCCTTATACTAGATATACTATAATATACCTAATATACCTGCCTTTCTACACCACCTAAGCGGTCTGCCCATCTCTCGCAGTAAAACCAATAGTAAGTATGCTTGCTTTTCTTAGAGAATATTCCAGCCCATAAAACGGACGGTATTCCAACTACAAACCACCATATCGGCCCTAAAATGCAAGACTGAATCGAATGCCCACGCTCATGATTCACAAAAGCATTCCCATCGCAAGCGGCGGCCTTATCTATATCACTGTCTATAAAAATAAACGCTCCTAAGGACACCCCGCCCCAATTTCCAGGCACGTATGTCACCACCGTACCCTTATACCAGTAATGCTTCTTTCTTATGTGAATTAAAAATCCAACAAAGCCTACCAGCGTCTGCGTAACACCAAAGACCCACAACCAAATAAACATTAAAATATTCAACATCTTTTTCATACTTTAATTATAACAGATTTTTTCCTATTTGTCAATACTTAGTTCGCACTTTCCATCCACATAAAATCTGCATTTATCTTTCTGGCAAGTAAATTCTTTTATCTTATGAGCGTACAGATATTTCGCATACTTACAAAGAATCAAATTCTTTTTCGGAGTTCCATTCTTCCAATACCTGTCATCCCCGCTCAAAGAGAGAATCTTTTCTTTTCTTTCAAGATACTCCATTCTCAATTCGCATTCAGTATCTTTATCACAGGTAGTCATCTTTTCACAGTCTTTGCAAAAGGTGTAAGGCCTTCCAACATACCCTCTTTTATACACGGCCTTCTTCTGATTTCTATCCGAAACAAGAGCTTCATAATCGCTCTTCAAGATATACGGGGTCTTAATAATATTCCCGTTCTTGGCGGGCAATTCCAAATACCTTATTCTATCCGAAAATACCTTTCTTGCCTTCATATAAAGGTATCTATTTTCCTGTCTTATCGTGTAAAGCGTGACTATATCCTTACTCTCTTCCTGTCTTTTCAATTCATCCTTGTTCAAAATCATATGTCCTCTCCTCGTAGTTCGTTTTATAATACCTGTCTATCCAACCTTTTTTCTCATACAGGTGCTCCCACGCGTCTATATCCAACGAGCCTTCCAACTTCAATCTATAAATAAATACTTCCCTAGTCTGCCCAATCCTATGAATCCTATCTGAGCACTGATTAAAATCCGCGTCATTATTCGGTGCGTCCAGAAAGACCATTATATTCGCATTCGTAAGGGTCAACCCCACTCCTCCCGCCTTCCGGGACATGAGCAAAACTTTCTTATCTCCTCTAATAAAAGCATCCAGATTTTCCTGTCTTTCTATTTCCGATATATCCCCATGATACAACACGGAATCTTCCGGTATCAGCGAATGAATATAATCCAGCGGAAACTTCAAGCAAGACACTACAATCATCTGCTCATTTAAGTGAGATAAAATAAAGTCTATCTTTTCTTTGGCCATGGCGGTGACAAGCCTTTCTATATAAAATAATGACGGCATATTCTCCGCTCTAATATCTTTTCCTGCTATATTCAAAACAATGTCTATATCATCTCTTCTCTTTTCTTTACGTATACTCTTCATCAAGTCATTGTATATAGAATCCCTTTTCAAGAGTACGTCTATATCATTTCTCTTCTGTAAACCCAGACCCTTCTTTTCCACTCGTATACTAACAAGATTCTTCAGGTCTTCCAAATCCTGCTCATTCCTAAAAGACTCATATACCCACTGCCCAAATCTATTCCTAGTCGCGTACGAGTAGTACTCCTTAAACCTAGTTATCAATCCATCTAACGGAAACAATCTAAGCCAAGCTAATAATGAATGCCATTCAAGCGGACTATTCTTTATCGGTGTAGCAGACAATGCCCAACGGAAGTCTGTCTGTAAGGCTAGCATTCCTGCCGTCTGTTGCGAATTCTTTCCTATAATACATTGACATTCGTCAAGAATACAAACGGCTAAATTCCTAGCATTAAAGGCGTCTACGATAGACCTTTTTTCTTTCCTACTCCCTCTGGCAGGGACTTTTCTCATCGACTCTATATTGATAATAAATATCGTTCCCTTAGGCGCACCATTTATTCTTTCCACTCTTTGCGGAATAGAGGGGATATCATTCAACACCATAAAGCGTGGCGCAAACTCCGGAAAGTGCTCTTCTACCTGACTCATCCAAACTTTCGATAAATTCGACTGCCCAACTACAATAACAGCTTCTAAGTCTTTTGCTAGTGAAGATAAAGCAAGCAGAGAAGTTCTTGTCTTTCCCGTTCCTGTATCAAAGAATAAAAGACAATTCTTTCTGCTTCTCAACTCCTCCGCCGCCACTTCCTGATAATGATACATCCCATTCGGGTTATCTTTATCTATCTCTAAAACTAGCGGTTCCGGACGTGCCGCTTCTTGATTTATGAGTATATGCGGATAATGGGAAAGCTTCTTCCAAGTCTCCTCTGTCACTTCCCACACGCCTTTTCCTAAATACTTATCCCCTCCTAAATGCAAGTTTCTAAGGCGTTTGACTTCATCTACAAAACTCTCGTCATATTCGCTGATAAAATACGAGTTCAAAGTCGGCATATATTGAGACCTTTTCTTCACTGCCTTAATCAATCCAGAATCAACTCCTTACCTAATTCTTTATACAGCTTAGTCAATGCGGCCAAGACCTCTTGCGCGTTATTCTTCTCTAAAAAGTACCTGCCTTTTGCATGGCTGTTTCTATGCACCACATTCTTTTCCGCAAACCGATATATCCTTCTAAGCTGTCTTTGCGTATAGTCAGCGCCGTTATTATAGCAAGCAACAAACTTTCTAAAACAGGCTTTACAGTTCAAACACTCCGAACTCCCTTTCGGTGAATAGCAGGAAAAGGTCTCGTCTTTGAAACGATTTATATCCCCTCCCTTTTCAAGATACTGTTGTATCAATTCACCTTTCGTATACTGTATAAAGGTCTTTTCTACGGTAATCTGCTTACCATCAAACAAGCTCTGCTTCTTCCACAGCCTATTCAATAAATGCTCCGCTTCTGTAAGGAAGTCTATATCCTTATCCGAACTCCCTCCCTCATCCTCTTTCGTTGCACCCAAACAAATCGTGTCCCCATAATGGCAAGCCTGCATAAGCAAATACATATTCCTCATAGGGATAAAGGCCGTTTCCTTATCTTCAAACATCCCTAACGGTAGCTTTGAAATACAAAACGTTTCCGGTCTATGATGTGAAACTTTTTCTAATTCCTGCTTAGAGTACATAGACTCCATATCTACATACAAGCAGATATCCGGCTCCCACAATTCCTTAATCAACCAGCTATCCGTCCCTCCGGAATAAAGCAATACCTTCATTTATTTACTCCTTTCTTAATGTTCTCAAACGCCAACTTTTCAATCAATTGCATAGCAATAAAATCCCACGAAATACCCGTACACCCCAAATTCTTATCGTCTATATAGACATCCGAAATAGTCTTTCTTGTAGGGTTATCTGTATCGATAGGCAAACCCCACTTCTTACAAAGTGATACCGCTTCATGCACATACTTTTCTTCTCTTCCTGTGAGCAAGTAGAACTCTATTCCTGCCTCTGACAACCTATCCAATGCCGCTTTACACCCTGGCCTTATCTTGTTAAAACCCACACTCTTCGGGTCTCCCGACATGGTAATCGTTCCGTCAAAGTCTACCGATACTTTCATTGTATATTCCACCTATCCTTTAATTCTTCTATATCCGCCTCTTGATAAACACTACCTTGATCTTCTACAAAAGTGCCGTCTTTATATAAAGTTCCATCAATAGCAAAAACAACCACATCTTCATTGTCTACAGTAGTAGAAAGAGCAACATAAACAACAATAAAATATATCGAATCTGCCTGGCCTATCCCAGCCGCAAAACTCGAATCGCATTCTGTCCACTCTATGTCACTGCAAAACTCATTAAAAATACTTTCTGCCTTCTCCACTGTCATAGTCGGTTGAAAAATAGCCTCCTTCACGGCCGAGGACTGTTCCAACTTCCTTATCACTTCCAACCTCTGTTCCTCTTTCAGAGTCCTCGTTTCTTGCGGAACATACACAATCTTTTCTTCCACGGAGTTTACCGCATTCACTGTAACAGGAACTGCCACAGCCGTAGCTCCTCCCGCTCCTAACAATAAGGATATTACCCAACTAAGAATCTTCTGCTTCATTTCACATCCTCTAATATTATCGCATACTTAACAAAAGAAACCTTTCCATTCTTTATCGCTGTAAAATGGTCGTGCTCCTTTATCCTCCACTCCGAAAGCTGATACATAGTATAATTACCTAAATTCCTGTTCGGAACCCTTTTCTCTTCCTCTTCTATCAATACACTTTGAACCTCGGAAACATATAAATCTAAATCCATTCCAGGCCGCGGCGCATCGACATCAACCACCCACGTCTCCAAATTCTTTCTATATACCAACTCTAAGTCTTTATAAACAATAACTTCCTTGCCCCATATATTATTCGAAGTCCTCTTAACCGTCCATCCCTCGGCATTCTGTAATTTACCTATAAAGTAAGTGAGCAAGTAAGAATCCAACAAATCTTCTTCATAAGAGAATTTCATAGCTGTCACTTCCTAAAACCTGTTCTTCTATCCAGCCTGGCACTTTTATGCCATACACACATCGTTCTTATATGCCTTAGCCTATATACCTCTTCTTGCTGTGCCCTATATGCCTGAAATTCAGGACACTCATCATGATATCTTCCACACCCCTTCTTCGGGCAATCTTTGCAAGGCGGATTCATTTTCTTTTCATCCTGTTATACGCACGCGCACACGCACACTCCTGCTCCCTGTACGGCTGGTCTTCCGTGCATTGCTTCATAACCTGATACTCGCAAAACTCGCAGTACGCCATAGCTCCGCTCATATCCTTCTTACTATCGTAGCTCTCCTCCCACTTCTTCCTGTCCAACCATTTCTGCCTTTCTTCGTTTGTCATTGTTGACCTCCTCCCACATTATTCTAACCACCAACTTCGTGGCCTTATAAACACCCATTGCCTTTTCCGGCTCACTGTCATGTAAGAAATCTTTACATAAAGCAGTCAGCTCTTTCTTCAACCTTCGCGTAAACTTCAATATATGCGCTTGATAATACTTCGTCCTATCTTCCTTCTCACTCATCTTCCACCTCCACAAACCCTTCAAGGTCATTGTCCTGCGGTAAGTTCTCTGTCGAACCGAATACCACAGTCACCGCATTCTGATTCACCACTTCCGGCACGGCCAGCCCATACATCTTATTCAACTCTTGTGAAACTCTAAGAAGTGTATCCGACACCTTAGAGAGCATTTCTACTCCAAACGAGTATACCTTGTAAAAGCTGAAATTTTCTCCTTTCTCATCATACTTCTGTTGTAAAGACGTTGTCGCTGTCTCTAAAACATCCAACATCTCCTCCGCCTTATTCATCATTTTCATGAGTGAATTCGTTGCCTTTCTTCTATCCCACACGGCAACACCCGCATCCTTCACATCCTGCTCTATAAGGCCTTTGGCTAAAAGGGTACGAACACCTTTCGAGTTCTTCATCTGCGACGCCCGATTCTGAATCTGCTTCTTCGTATAATTGCTCGCAGTCCTTTCCGGTGTAGCTCCATTCATATATGCGCGAACATACGCATCATACATCGGTAACCCAGATAAAATCAAACGGGCAAACTCCCTCTGCTCATCCGAAATCCTATTATCCGTATCTTTCTTAGCCATATACACCTCTTTTATAGTTACATTATAGCACAATTCTTTGACCTTGTCAACTACAATGAACTCATATCTTCCTCTGTCTTATCCTGCCGTATTCTATCCAGCCAAGTGGGGAACCTTAAAGACAACGAATCATCCTCCCTGTTATGTGTAGCTTCAAAATAGGAAATCTCCACTACCTTCCCAACCAATAGGTCTTGTCTTTTGTAATAATAATCTCTCATCTTATCCGTAAAACCCGAGCCTACCCTCACGCTATGCAACTTACCTGTGTCATCTTTTATGTCTACAATAACGGCTCCCAATCTATTCGAATTCCTACCTGTCCCCGTCTCTATCGACCTTACAACCGCTTCGCACTCATTAAAGGTTTTTACTTTCAACAACCCGCTCGCCCTCTGCGTAACGTACGGCGCATTATCTATATTTATCATTACCCCTTCCTTATGTCTATCCTTCATTACCTTTAAGAGTGTAAGAACCTCTTCCCTGTCTGTTCCTTGATACAACACCGGCACCAACTTTATAAACGAGCACTTCTGAATACCCGAATATATCAATCTCAACCGTCTTTGCGCATACGGCATATCATCTCTTCCATTCATAAACAAGTCCTTATCTATACAGTCAAAGACATTGAAAACCAAATCCCTCTTTTCTCCCTTCGACCCCACAATCGACATCGTACTTCTATAAAGGTCATTGCTCTCCCCTTCCTGATTTATCAGCAACTCCCCGTCATATACATACTTCATATCAAGGTCTTGGGCATCCCACTCCAAATCATCCATTCCCTCTATCACTCTCCCCGACCTTGCAAAAAACACGGGAGTCTTACCTTCAAAGATGAGAATACATCTAACCCCATCCAACTTCTCCGTCACCGTAAACTCCGTTCCCTGTGGTAAAAGTTTATCAGGGTCTGAAAAGTACTTCATTGCCAGCTGAACTCCAAACTCCGGAATAAACCCCTTTCCGAAAACCTTATTGAGCGTTACAGCGCTTACTCCCAAAGTCATATCCTTCTTAGCTATGGCATACACTAAATCCTTATACCCCGTCTCTCCCGCCACCTCTCTCACATACTCTATATCCGCATTCGACCCTGTACTATGCGTCTGTAAATACTCTATCAAAGGTAAAAGAGAAACTCCCGAACCCGTCTTTATCGGCGTCTTACCTTCCAACTTCTTCGTCGATATCCCCGTCACCTTATACGGGTTGAACAAGAACTCCAAAACCTTTCTTTGAAAGTCTGTTGCCGTTATAAGAATCTTTTCCTTTTCTATTCTCGAACTCGTACTCTTTAACGCATTAAAGAATAACTCCAACTCTTTCAGGTCTTCCACCATCGTTGTCTCCTCACAGGTAAAGTCCTAATACAAAGGACTCATGCAATCTATCCAACAGCTCCGAATTCGTCTTTGCTCCTACCTTATTCTTGTACCTATAAAGCTGATACAATGTACGAATTCCTACCGCATTCGCCCACTTCCACATCTGCTTAATCTCATTGTAGTTCATCTTCTATAACCTCCATCAAGTCGTCATAAATATACCACACCTGCTCTTCATTGTCTATCGTATGGCCTATATACTCTCCCTCTTTCTTTCTTGTAAAATACAGCCCACCCATCCCGCACATCTGTCTTATCCATGTAAAATGGTCAGCGCTAAAACCATAGCACCCAAGCTTCCCGCCCAGGACTCTTATACCCGGCTTACCTTCGTTTGCCTTTAACCACTGCTCTATAAAAGAGTGCTCCTTCGGTCTATATCTTTTCATTTTATACCTCCTCCATCAGGTCATCGTGTATGTACCACAACTGCTCGCGATTATTGCACCTAACATGACCTATATACTCGTTCTCTTTCTGTCGTGTGAACCACACCTTATCAAGTAGGCATAGCGTCCTCAACCACACAAAAGTATCAACGTTGATATTGTAGTAACATACCGACCCACCAAACTTAAACACGCCAGTCACACCATCGTTATCTTCTAACCACTGTTCTACAACGAGCCGCTCTTTAGGTCTGTAATATCGCTCAGTCATGAGTCTCCTCCTTAATTCTCTCCATCAACTCGTCAAGTATGTGGTATGTATAACACCTACCCATCATATCCCTTACGCAATACTCTTGCTCTTGTCCCTTCCGGGTACACGTAAAAGTACCTTCCTCTATGGCAACCCTCATAAACAGCAGTTCACCCATAGCAATCCCACCATACGACCATCCACGTCTATCGTACTTAACACGAGGGACATCCATATGCTTCTTAAACCACTCTTCCAACTCTCCTTTCTCTTTCGGCTTCCAAAGCCCATCAATACACCGTTCATCCATTCTCCTGACCCTCCAATACCCCTTTTATCTCTTCCAGCCCTTCTCTAAAAGCTCTTACAGTATGGCTTTCATCATAATCGCCTTTTACCATAAACGCCTTTTCCGTGACTAGCAAGTCCATAACCCTTAGGTCTATACAGTCAATCAACATCTGTACCTGTTCTTCTGTCAGCTTCATTTGCTACCTCCTCTATATACATTACCGGAGTATCCACTTCTAACTCCCTTACTAAAACCCTTGAACACTCTGCCACCTGCCTTAGAAACCTTTCCTCTTCCAGAGTGACGAGCATAACCATTACCGTGTCTCCCGCTCTATGGTGTAAAATAATTCTTACTCTCTTCACTTCCTCTCCCTCCAGAAAATCCTATCCGTCGAACTTCTGTACGGCTGGTCTGTGAGGGTGACCTTATCTCCTACCTTCAACGTCTTTCTTTGGGAAACAAACTTAATTCTACCCCACCCCTCCACATCCGCCGTCACATAAAAGGTTCCAGGCTTGAACTCCGACTCTTTCTTTTCTACTACAACTCCATACGCCTTAATCCTATCCATCACGCAACCCTCCTTCCCTTAAACTGACCCGTTCTTAAATCCCGACTCGTATGCTTTTGTATCTCCACAATCCATCCGTCCTTGTACGGCCTTAAAGCTGTAATCTGCTTCGGTGTGGTGTTCCCGAAATAGACCGCGTCTTCCCAAATCCCATTCGCTATCTCCACCATCACCTTGTAGTAGCTGGAACCCCGTTCCGTTCTTCCTCTGTATAAAACTTTGAAGTCCATCATCTTACCTCCTTACCAAGCGGACATGTCGCATCCACTCCACACCTCATCCGCATACCTCTTCACCTCTTCCGGAGTGAAAATGTCTTCGTTCTTAAACGACTCTACCACCGTAAAGGGCTGTACGCCTTTCGTGAGACCCACGCCCACCGACACTTCGTAATGCCCGTCATCGTGCTTCTCCACATAGCACCCGGTCCACGCCTTCAGCGTCTCGATAACCTTCGTCTGTACCTCTTTCGGTAACTTGTTAAGTCTTTCGCAGTTTTTCATCTTGTGCTCCTTTGCGCCTTCTTAGGCGGCTTATTTATTTTACATACATATTATAACATATTTTTCTGAGTTTGTCAACTAAAAATGTCATAAAAAATAAATCTTTTTTATCGTATATAAAAAAATAAAGCCCGGTGTATAGCCCGGGCCTAAGTGTTATTCCCAATACTTCTTCGGCGTCTGTGGTGTAGTATCGAAAGGGGGAGTATCATTCTGCCCTATCTTCTGGCCTTCCGAACCTTGTTCAAACACCACCTTTCCTCCTTCAATCTTAACTCCCTCAGGTAAAGGGTGGGTCGTAAAATCTGCACCCATGACCGGGAACCAAGAAAACTTAATCTCCTTTGTACCCGGATTCGTGCAAGTGACCTCCCAAACCCCGTCTATAATCCTCGGGAACTTCGACCAATACCCATTGCATACCTGCTCCGTAAAGGCGGCGGAACGCTCCCACCGAACTCTTCTCGGCGGCTCTCCTTGCTTATACAGTACGCACGAGAGCACGCACGTCAGCTTCCCTTCCGGGGTATTGTAAACGAACTTCTTCTGCTCGTCGTCCCAACACTTCCTCACAACTTCTATATCCTCTCCGTCTTTCGAGGTATACAGAAATCTGAGAACCTTAACCTCTCCATTCGAAGTCCATTTAATGAACTCTCCCTGGTCTCCCGAACCTTTCGGCATCTTTGCATAGTCTGACAAATTCATACAATAAATCTCCTTTACATACTATAAACTCACCGTCTATACCCGGCTAATAATATATACCTAATTCTTAAAGATAAATATCGTCGATTCAAACGTAGAGTCTAACCCCGTAATTAACCCCTCCTCATTTATCGTATACTTCTTTGGGTCAATGTATACGGCCTGTACTTCTTCATCCGGCATGGGCGCTATAATATACGGCCGTAAGAATAATCTAGGCGTTCCGGTGTATGTAACGGACTTATAGTCCCTCGCAAAGTCTAAGAATTGCGGCGTCCCATAAAACCTTCCTGTCGATACTGCCTGCCCGTCTCTTATAAAACTGCCCAATCTATATGCCGGCAATATCTTATGCCGTCTTTGTGAAAGGAAGTCCCAATTCCTACAAATCCAATCTACTTCAAGTTTCATCTTTTTCTCTCCACATTCTTGCCACCTGCAAATCATGTTTCGTGTACGCATACTTTCCAGACGGTGTTTTCAGTAAGACAATATATCTCTTCTTGTGCGCCCATAAAAGTACTTCCTTATCCTTCGAGTCTTCCACCATCCTTGCGTCATGCTCTATAAGAAACATATTGTCAAACTTCATTCCTAATCTTCCTCCACTCCGTAAGTCTTCGTATACTCTTTTAAGGACATAGTTCTAGGATAGCAACTCTCATCCCTGGTCACCCATCCCGCCCTCTTTGCGAGGGATTGCGAATAATACGCCTGACCCGTATACATCTTATGCGACATTAAAATTCCTTTGTCTACCTTCCACTCCCCGAAAAGCCGGAACTTCCTCGGGTCTTTGGCGTCTGCTAACAACAGCCTCTGCCCCGTAGACACTGCTTCCAGAACGGATACCACCGTCGTAATCGGACAGTCATACAGCGTACGAGCAAGACAATTCGTGTCTGAATAAAGAGCAGTACCTTCGCCTAATACCCCGTTATGGTAAAGATATGCCTTTCCATGTGCAACCGGAAACGGGTGTATATTCTCCTTATCCACTCTTCCAGAACTCTTAATCCTATAATGCCAAATACCAAAAGTATTCAGCGCCTGTCTTACCTGCTCCTTCGTCGGGGCCTTTATAAGACCCTGTTCCAGAGTAAAGAGCGAGAACCCATCCGGATTCTGCGCCTTCGCCGTCTCATGCAATTCTTTGCTAATCTTGCCTACCAAAATAACACACATAATCTATCTCCTTTGCCTAGTGTATAGGTCTTTGTAATCGTTATCTTCTTTATATAAGAGGGGTACCGAAGTATACTTATATATACCTACATTGTACTTGCATCTGAACCTAAAAGACGAAATATCTTCATAAAATCTTCAGCTTCGAAAGGACGTTGAAACACGAATTCCGTCTCTCTCATAAACTGTGCAATCAATGTCGGCTCTCCCTGCCAGCTGATAAGTCTAAGCTCATAAGCAGTAGAACCCCGACTCGCGCTCCATGCATTCGAATGCGACTGATATGTCGTCGACTGCGGCAAGGTCGCATAAGAAGTAAAGTCCCGACCAAACAGCGTCTTAATCGCCCTCTGCGTACTAGCGGCCTTAACCGCAAGCGCAATCCGGTTGATTCTTATCTGAAGGTCGTCTCTTGTGCATCTCGCGTTCGATACACCGTAAGTCGTATGCGCTCCGGTCCGGTCCATCTGAATCGAATTCTCCCGACAGAAGTTCTTCAGCGTCGTAAAGGTCTCTATATACTTCTGTTCTCCCATCGGCATGAACACAATTTCAACGCCCGTATTTGAAAGACTTCCATCCCTCTCCGTAACGTGCTCAGGGAGCGTATCCAGCAGCCTTGCCAACTTGTCTTCCTGTCGCGGTGTAAGCGCGAAAATCTCCCACTCCAGCCCAAAGCTTCTTCTTACTCCATCCTCATCCGGCGTAATGGCAAGCAAAGCACGCTCAACTCCCGTTCTTGCGGAACCGCCTCCGGTCGAGTGGTACGAGCGCCGCTCTATTGTTCTTAAAGGCTCCGGCCTTGTGGCCTGTATGGGCGCTTCTTGAATGAACGAAAACTCATCTTCGTCGCATATCGGTAACCGCCCCACAATGTTATCGGCTGTATATCCGTCTGACGGAACTCTAAAACGGAAGTCATCCCCCATCACCCGAATCGTGAAAAGCGCATGAATATCTCCAAGGGTCACTGTCTGGCCTATATATTGCCGACAAAGTGCAAGACTCCTATGAGAGGGACAAATCCGATACCGGTTCACCCGAACCCGCTCTATCGTGGCCTCCCGCATCAAACGGTTTGTCAATGTGGCTAATGTCATCTGCTACTCCTTTGCGTTGCATTGCAACGGCTTTATTTATTTTACGTATATATTATAACATACTTTTCAACCGTTGTCAACTATTTTTCAGCCTAAAATCTAATCTTTTTATAAAGATTGTAAAATACTTCTATTCAATTCTGCGGCCTTCTCCCTTGCCTCTCCTTGCGTTTTATACAGGGTACTGTCCGCAAAGATATATTCACCCAAAGCGGGCTCTTCCGTTCTGCATTGATATTTAACTCCTCTATCGCTTATCGATATCTTATGTACGTAAAACTTCTTCTGTCTCCATATCTCCGTCTTATACTCCTTACTATATACCTTTATTACCCTCCATACTTCGCTTCCTATATCAAAGTCCAACTTCATCTTCCATTCCCTCTTTGAAAATTCTTTTCACTTCTTTCTTATCCACTCTTGTCAACGCGTCTCCTTGTAAAACCTTATCTACATACGGAAGTAACTTCGGGTATGTCTGCTCTATATCTAATCTAAACTCTACCAACTTCAGCCTGTCATCTTCCGTCGGAATCAAATCTATCATCTCCGCATCCGATTCATCGTCCATCTTGGCATCCAACGAAATGTCCTGTATATACACTATCTTACCATCTACGAGAATCTGATTCATTCTCTTCTTCGCAGTCTTCTTTCCTAAAAACCCTATTATCTTATTCCTACAATGTCTAGCATATACAGAAACCGGGAATCTCGCCTTATCCACTTCAAATCTATACATAACATCAATCAAGATGTCCTCTTTATCTTCCTCCGTCAATCCATAAAACCCGGCCATTATCAATCGACTAGTAACAAGAACCTTCTTCAGCTTCTCGTAGTCACAGCTCGTAGTCAAACCTACCAACATATATACCCTCTCCTTCGGCGCCCATGGCGCGCTTGAATATGTATGCCTTAATCGTTATTCACTACCACGTAAGAATCTACATACCCTTGTAACACCTCCAAAGCCGTCGGGAGCAACGAGAACTTCTCTTCTATCAGCGCCTGCGGTACGACCCGCTCCCGTCTCGCGTTCCGTTCTATAGCCGTCCTCAGCGAAACTCTAACATAACAAAGCTCCACCGTATAACCAATGCCCTTCGCGTCTCTAATCATCTTCACCAGCTTCGCCCAATTCGTGGCCGTCGTATCGTAAACAAAGCTTTCGCCTCTTCCAAACGCCGCATAAATCTCCTTCTGTTCCAGCACCTTGCTCTGCTCATGTACGGCGCTCGGGTTCTTCGGGTCGTAGCCCTCTATCGTCTTCTTTATCTCATCGCAGTCTATCGCCCTAAAATCCGCATACTTCTGAGCCCTTACATAGCTCTTTCCGCTACCCGGCAGGCCCGCCATGATTACCAACTTCTTATCCATGTCTATCTCCTTCGGCGTACGTGGTACGCGCTTTATATTTTATGTATATATTATAGCACAATTTCTTACCATTGTCAACTAAAATGGGCATAAAAATAAAAATATTTTTTTATAAAGCCTTCCGTCTTCCCGCCTCCAACTATGCGTAAAAGCTGGGTTTTGCGAATAGTTGCTCCGTCCCGATTCCCTCCTCCCTTCTTCTTTTTCTATCAGGTCATACTCCCCCCTGGGAGGTTTTCTTCTTCCAGCCCGGCCATCTGGTTCTTCGTCTTCTTCTATTGTCTTCTTTGTACGGCGCCTATCTTAAATCAACTCCAGCTCTTCCAACAGCATCTCAATCGCATATTCGCGCGATACGGCGTCTGCGCCCGTGGTGTGGTATCTTATCATTGACTCCGCTTCTTTTACGGCTTCCTGCTCCGTATACCCGCACCCGATAAGGTATTCAACTAATCTTTCCATTCTTGCTCCTTCGCGCCCATGTGGGCGACTTATTTATTTTACGTATATATTATAACATAATTTCTGTTCTTTGTCAACTATTTTCATGCACTTTTTCAAATATTTTTTCGTTGTTTGTCAACTAAATCGTATAAATCGATACGAACCAATATCCATTTTCAATACTCAAAATAGCTCCTTATTTATAAAAACATAACTATTTCTACTGACCCTAAAAACGGCCGAAGGCCGGACGGCGGATAATCTTCTGCGTTCTTCCTTAGGGAAAAACCTTTCGTCTATAATAAAGTACGCTCTTCTACTCCTTCGCTCCTATGGGAGAAACCATTCATAGCCCTACTCTTCTGTCTTGCTCCTATGAAGAAAATCAATAATCCTGCCTAATGGGTATAACAACCCTTTACTCTTTCCTGCCTTATCATGCACATTTTCCTCTACTTTCTGCGTCTTTCCTTAGGTCAAAACCAGCCTTCTATAAAGGCAATTCCGCTCTTAGCCCCATAAATCCTATCATCTTATCTTTTTCGCCTTCCCTCGCTCCTATACGGAAAATCAATAATCTATTCCAATCTTCTCATCTACCTGCCTTAAATCTTCTATCTTCTTCCATGTGAGTACGAGAGGAAATCTACCCAGACGGCGGCCATAAAATCTTATCCAATCTTCCACTTCATTCCGCTCTACTTCCCATAAACCCTATCATCTAGCCACCTTTACGTGCGGGCGAATCTTATATCTCTCGGCCTTCATCTGCCGAATATAGACCGAATATAGACCGAACATGAACCGAATAAATCAAAGAAACCTACTCTACCAAATACATATAATCTAATAGAAGTCTTTAATACCTTTATATGTAATCTTTATAAAATATCCTTACCCTTCCCTTCTTTCCCGGCCTTTTCTATATAAATCCTAAGATATCTATTTAATCCTACCCACTCCCGCGCTTCTTTATTGCTTTTACCCCTATTACTCTTTTAACCTAAAATAAAACGGAATAGTCCTTCCTACTCCGTCAAATGTCTTTTCCTATCCCTATTACCCCGCCCTTTACTTCTTCTATATCTTATATGATATCCTTATATCAATCTTATTTTTATTGTATAATATACCCACACTCTTCCCGCGCTTCCTATAAGATAAATACACTTCTAATCCTCTTAAATCCTATATCTTCTTCTATACTCCCCTCATATCCGGCGCCCAGATTATCTTATGAATCTGTAAATTCACAGCTACTCTTTCATATACTTCCTGCGATAGCTTCTTTACAAACTGCGCCAAATTATTCAAATTACATCTACCATAACACGGTGAAATGTATACCATCGGCCCATCCCTCATATCCCATTCATAAGCATCTATCATATCCGTCAAGACCTTTTCCACTTGCGGAAAATCATTGTCTGAAACAACAAACTTCACCACATCAATTCCCGTCAAACGGGCGAAAGCATACGGCTTCATCTTAGATGACTCTCCCGAGCATCCACACTTATAATCTACTGTAAAAAACTCATTCATCCTCCTGTCTTCGGTGCTCATTGTTCCATTCGTTTCTATATTGACTTCAAAATTATCTTCATAAAGTGCATCCCTTAAATCTTCCATCTCCTCGCTCGGCAACAAAGGCTCCCCTCCTGTGAGCGTAACGAGATAACACCCAAACCCTCTTACTTTCTGCATTATCTCATCCACAGTCATTTCCGTACCCTCATTTCTGTACGGCGTATCACAATCCTTTCCATCATATCTACAATGCAAATTACAACCGCTTCTTCGTATAAATACGCACGGCTGTCCTACCCGTTTTCCTTCCCCTTCTATGCTGTAAAAAATCTCGTTTATCTTCATATATGATACCTCCACATATCTTATAATATATAATACCTAGTTCTTAGTAAACATACGTAATCAGACTAATATCATAGGTGCCTTCTTATAAGATTTCGGCACCCATACATTGTTTTCCTTTTCATAGCTCCTATACCCCTTTGCCAACCCATGTTTAATATCAATGTAGGCGACATACCGTAGCTCTCCTGACACGATACTCTTATACAGGCATAACAACATAGCTTCAATATAATCGTCCAAAAAATGGGCGGATAAACGGCTCATAGCCTTTCTTGCATAAACGGAATACCACACCGCGCTTTTCGCATTTTCTATCCACCAAAAGTCTTGCTTGAAATTTTTCTTTTCTTCACAGAACCTTTCTTCCACTGCCTGTAAATGCTTAATCACACCATCTCCCCACTCCCTTCTATCCTCTGTAAGCATATCGTCAATATCTTTTATCCCACTTCTAAGAAACATATTTTCCAATTCTAACTTTTCCATCAAAACATCTCCATCAAGCTCTTTCCTTGTGCGTAAAACCTAAGCAACTCCGACTCTCTTTTCGTAAGCCTCTTTTCCTGCTTATGCAAATTCTCCAATACCTTCATTTCCTTCATATCTAATTCCCATCCCCTCTTATTTATCTTTTCTATGACGTCTTTCTGCTCTTGCGTTTCTATCTTCATTTGCACTAATAACTGTCTTAAAATCATCCAATAAAGTGAAGATTCCGACACCCTTCCGCCGAGCTGTTTATGCGAGATTAAATACTTCGAATAATCACGCTCTTTGACGGCGTTAAAGACGTCATACAGCACGTTTTTCACTTCCGGGTACTTAGATTCCAACTCCAGCTCTTTAACAAGCAAATCGGCTCTATAACGGAATTTCCTTATCTGCGCTTCCGGCAAGATTTTTCTAGCATAAAACTCCAAAGAAGTCTTATCTTCCATCATCTCTCTATTCCCTGTAATGCAAGCGTAAATAAATACGCAAACGCTTCTTCTTCCTTATCTATCTTTATCATCTTCCCTAAAATATATCCAAAATCTTTGGCCGTAAACTCTTCACCCAATTTCTTAAGCTTCGCGGACTGTGTAAGAGAGTAGCTCAATTCTGATATTCCATACTTATCTTCTTGTATCTCATAGATAAGAGTCATTATCCTTTCTTTCCATTCCAATAAAGGGGTCTTTATCTTTTTTAATGCTTGAATGGCTATTCTAGATTCTCCCTTCAAAACCCCCGTCAAATATGCCCCCGCCATCGCTATGGGCGGCGTAGAAGTCAACTTATCCAACTCTTCTTTGGTAGTAACTCCAGAATCAACTGCTCTTTGCAATAGCTTCAAGAAGTCTCTTGCCTGATTCTTTGACTTATGCGCAATAAGGTCTACCACATCTTTATCTAGCGAAAAGCCCTCTTCCTTTGAAACCCTATCATATAGAGATTCCAGCTCTTCCAGGCTCAGGGGGTAAAACTTGAACAACTGCGACCTTCCCAATATCGTCTGCGGAAGTGCCTTATATTCTGTCGTGCAAAAAATAAAGATTACCTTACTCGGCGGTTCTTCTATCGTCTTTAATAGTGCATTCCAGGCCGATTTCGATAGTAAGTGGCAATTATGTACCAAAACTCCATTCGCAAAATATGACGGGTGATTACTCACCTGTAAATCATATAAAGTTACAAATCCTTTATCAAAGTCCCTATCTTTATAGCTACTTCTGAACAGTTCTTCATTATTTCCTCGTTCGTAAAGCGAAACACTTTCCACCCTACTTCTTCTAATCTTTCCGTCCGCTTCAAGTCCGATCGCATAACAGACCTGTACGAGTGCGCTTTCCCATCCACTTCTATCGCTACCTTTAATATCGGATTCCCAATATCTACCTTGTAAGTATGTGATAAACGATTTATCTTTCTGTACGGATTCACCCAAGGAACCGTCACAGGAAATTCCGGAACCCAACCCTTCCCAAGTTCTTCTAATAAAATCTTTTGCGGCTCTGACAAGGTTCCATTTCCACCCCTTTTTCCTTTCCAGACATGGAGAGTTCCATTCTTTTCCTTCGTCTCCAACATCTTCTGAATCACTCCATCTTTCCACATAGGATTGTTCTTTCTCATATTCTCTTTGCAATGCTCCGTCTGTGGTATCCCTGTGCGCTTCTTCCCTATGAGAACATATCGACATTCCTTCGAGCAAGTCTGTCTCTTGTCTGACGGAAGAACAGAAAACTCCTTTCCGCAAATAACACAATGCTTCAACAGCCTTTCTTTCTTCTGTGCTTCCGCCCGATAAATATGACCACAGCTCGAAGAGCAAGTCTTCACGTAATGATTCTTTGTCTGAAACTCCTTTCCGCAAATCGGACAAATCTTTCTGTACATATAATATATCCTCCTTTGTCAAAGAACCTGCTTCTACCCAACCTCTTTGAGTGAAAAACAGATGATTCTTTGTCGTGCATATATTATAGCACATTGTATTGACAATCGCAAGCGAATCCAACGAAATTTTCTTTTCGCTCTTTGCCTGAACCATTCCTTTTCCATAAAGGTTCTTTACATACTGCCCAACCTGAACATCGGAAATCGGAATTCTACCTTTATCTGTATCTATCAATGTGTCTGAAGAAAAACACTCATCCAGTATCACCACCTTATATGTCCCTGTCAATGCCTTTCTTCCTACATACTCCAAAATATCTCTTGCGCTGTCAACCGAGTTATTCGCGGCGGCATCTAACTCTATTCCCTCTGCGTTCAAGTCATTCACTAACGCTCTTGCCGTTGTAGTCTTTCCGCACCCGCTCGAACCATAAAATATCATTGTCTTGTATGGAGAAGACAGTCTATCTTTCAAAAGTTCTATATTTATCTGCTGACCTATAACTTCTGACAAAGTTTTCGGTCTATATTTTATTGCCCAATCTACTTTTTCCATACTTCCTCCATACGTCACTATACTATACCTAATCTCTTACTTTTTCTAACTTATCCCTCAGGGTAGCGTTTTCGGCTTCAAGCTCCTCTATCTCTTCTATAAGCTGCTTTATAAGCCGCTCTTTCCACCTAACAGCAAAGCCTTCTGAATCCTCACACACCGTTGTCGGTGCAAAGCCCATTTCGTCAAATTCTATCAATAAACTCAGTAAACGTTCAGTCATCTTTCCTTTCCTACACAAATTCTTTCTTGTTTTGGTCAAGAATGTCTTCAAACATCACAAGTTTACAACCAAGCGATACATCATCAAATCTCTTAAAAAATTTCTTATCATAGTGTAGCTTTGCAATAAAATCCATATACGTCTTTTTGAAAACGTCGTGTTGCCATTCCGTATCTCCTATCCCCGCCGCGATAAGGTCGTCAGCAATCGCCTCATCGTCACCATATGCCGATACATACGGCGCGATAATATCGCAAATCTTCTTTTTCAGCTCGTCGTTGTTCATTTCTTCTCCTCCACGCAAAGATTTATACTATCAACGGTATTTATTTCGTCCTCGAATCCACCAAGTACTTTTATAACCTTTCTGCTAACAAAGGGGCATCTTTCAACATCAAGATGAGCCTTAAAATAATCTTCATCACCAGGACCGCAAGCTATCTGCCAATCCATCCCCGTCCATATCTTTTTATACTCCTTAAAACCTGGTTCGAGTCTTTTCTCTTCGTACAAAGTAACAACACTGTTGTGCGCTACATAATGCTCAACAAAATTTTTTAAGTTAAGATTCTCTTCTGTTGCCATGTTGTTATATTCATCTTCTATCTCTTCATTCTTCATTTTCTCTATTTCTGCTTCAAGATTATTTATCAATTCCAGCGCGTCTTTTGACACTTCTTCACAATCATGCCCCTTCTTTTGATATGGACATTCATCACACGAATATCCCTCATGCGCACAACATGCCAACGATTTTTTCAACTCTTCATTATCCATTCTTTCTTTTCCTCATTTCTTTTATCTTATCACAGATACCTTTCTTACATTCCTTCTGCGTACACGTAAGACACACTTCTGCCAAGTCAGTATCGTTCGGCATATACCTATTATTGCTATTATGTCTTGTTCTTGTAATCGTTTTACCCATTAAAGTACGAAACAATCTTTCCAGTCACCGACTTATGCGCCGGTATATATACATACCCATAATTCCACATGTCTTTCTCCCAATTAAAATAGTCATCCAACTCTCCTATCGGGTTCTTATGATACTCCTCTATAAAGGAATACAGGCTCTTTGCCTGTACGGCGTACTGACGGAACTCTTCCTTCTTCTGCCGTCTTTGCGCGTCGTACTCGTAAATGCGTTTTCTAATTTCGTAATAGTCCATTTCTAACTCCTTCGGCTTACCTTGTAAGCACTTGTTTATTTTACATACATATTATAACATAATTTTTTGAGTTTGTCAACTAATTTACACGAAATTTTTCAAAATATTCAAAGAATTTTTCCTTTTCTCTGAATCTTGCAAAGGTAGAAACTATCGGCAACCTATGCTCTACTCTATATCGCCTCAATGTGTTAAGAGCATCCCCCATATAAAACGGCATATCCAGCGGGGTCTCTAACCCTACTATAATCAGGAAATCCGAATCCTTCGACTTCTGCAACATCTGAGCACTCTTTCCTTTTTGAAACTTATCCACCCATTCCAGCCTCATGTCGTTCAAATCCAAAACGTATGTAGTTCCACAGTCTTTCAAAGTCTGATATGAGTTTCTTATAAAAGCTCTTAACGCCTCCTCTTTTCCCGCCACGGCTATAAACAGAATATCTTTTGCCAACATCTGTATCACATCATCCGCCATGGGTAAAGGGGGCAAAGCCACTCTTATCTTGGCGATAGACCTTCTACCCATCGATTTCTTTAACTGCTCTACGGCTACCTTATCATCCGAACTCAATCTGCCTATCTGTGATAAAAACGTCTGCTTCGACATTCCTCCCTCAAACGAGGTCAGCCACTGATATACGGAATCCATAACCTCCTTACTCCTCGTAAGGTTGAACAGCAACTTCTGCTTCTGTATATCGTACTTCTGAAAGGTGGGCGGTTCTTTATACTCTTCCGCAACCTCCACATCATCAAACGACTTCACTTCTTACGCCTCCCTCTTCTAACCGGCTCCTCCGCATACTCCTTCTTTATCTTAACAACTATCTGTCTCGGCGGTAAGTCCTCTTCCTCGCATAAATACTTACACTCGTCAATATCATCCAAACACCTGACCGAGCACCTAGGTTCAAGGCAGTACGCGCAACAATGCCTATCCCCGCATGGATTCATTAAAAGGCAATACTCTTTCATATCTCAACTCCTTCTGCTCACATTCCTCACTCTCTGTCTTAACTGCTTCAATACACTGCTCTTCATAAAACTCGCAGTCCTCATTATGACATTCCGAAATCCACGCATTTCCAATCTTGTACCACTTACAGTACACACATCTTTCTATATCTTCCATCACAGCCTCCTAGTATTATATTTTACCCAATCCGAAGTTTCTTCTCTTCCAGAACGGACTAAAAGTTCATTGATATCCTTAACCCCGCTCGGCAAAGATAACATATATAAATTCGGGTTCCTTGTCGTCTTTATGTATTGAAATGCAAGCTCTATCGCCTTCTGCCCCGCTTCATCATTATCAAATGCCAAGCACAAATTAAAATTCTTTATATATCGTATCAATTTATAGTTTGAAACGGTGCCAAGCGCAACTGCCTTAAACCCCGCCTCCTCCAACGACATCTTATCTATCTGCCCTTCTACTATGTATACGAAATCTTTACTCTGAATACCCTCTATTCCGATAGGGAAACGAATCGAGCCATTCACCTTGTAAAACTTTTGATCTGTTACCCCTCTTTCTACCGACCCCATGAATACCCCGTCTTTATCAAAAAAGGGCATATTCAATACCCCATTCTGGTATACCTTATTATACCGTTGAACCACTTCCCCTATCCCCCTCTGCTTCAAATATGGGGAATACTTAAACGGCAAGTCATCCTTATATATGAGTCTCGGGGCGTTAGAGGGGTCTACCGGCGTTCTTAATGCTGTACGAGTTACAGAACTATTATACGCTCTTTTGTCTAATGTAGCCCTAACAGAGGGGCTCAAATCGAGTGGGTACCCTAATGCCTTTTCTACTTGACGATAATTTCCCGTCCACCCACAAGCGAAACAATGCGCAAATCCCGCTCTTAAAGAGCCTTTATCCTGTAAAAGTATTGAAAGGGACGGAGTCCTTTCCTGCCCATCTGAATGAAAGGGGCAACAAATGAATAAATCTTTCATCTATTCCTCCCACGAACTAAGTTCATCTTCTTCATCCTCTCTTCTGCGCCTATCGTCTGTCTGCTGTGCTCTTTCCGCTCTCGCACGTACGGCGTCCATCGCAGATATAACCGCAGTCAACTTCCCTCTATCTACATCCCATACAAACTCCATCGGCCCACTCTGCGGGGAAAAAGACCTTGCCTTCAATATACTCAACCTCAGCTTATCTTCCTTCCTCTTTAAGGCAACTATAAGGGACGCATCTTGCCCAATCCTATCCGACCCCGCTATATTTGCCGCAGTGGCCTCTTCATTTTCAGCTCCTCTATTCAGCTGTGATATGACAATAAACGGAATCAATACCTTTGATTGTAAAGATTTTAATTGATACGACAACTCCGCCTTTCTTTCCTGGTCGCTGGATAAATGCTTCCCATCCGGCTCCATAAGGGAAATCTGGTCTAAGATTACCACATTCGGCTCATAAATCTTTATGAATCTTGCTACATCTGACGGCCTGCAAGACGAAGTCGGCAAGTCCTTCGGAGTAAATACAATAATATCACCCGGCACACTTTGAACAGTCGACTTCAATGCCTCTTTCTCTTCCTGCGAAAGCCTGTTTCTTGTGTAAAGGAAGTTTGATATATTCCCATTCGCCCAAATCGTATCTATTCGAGAACCCACCTGCTCCACCGACATCTCTCCGGAGTAAAACAGGACTTTCTTTCCCTGTCTAGCTGTGTTTGCCGCTATGAACTGACCCAGCCACGACTTACCTATACCCAGCCTCGCGGAAATTATAAAATATTCATCCTGCTCTAATCCGCCTGTGGCGGCGTCTAACGGCTCTATTCCCGTTCTTAACCTTTGCGGGGCGGAATGTGCATAAAAACTTATTCTGTCCTGTACCGTTGATTTTAACGAGTGACCTTGCACATCTTTCGGCCTTTCTATATCCTGTAATTGAGACCGAAGTTCAAGTAAAGCGGACGAGAAGTCTACCTGGCTCTGTGCATTAAACCGCTCCAAGACCGGAGTCGCCCTTTCTATGAAAAGTTCCTTTTCCAGCTCCTCTTTGTAAAACTGAAACGGCGTATTCGTTGGAACGGGTAAATCCGCAAACCGTTCCTTTAATAAAGATACAGGCGGGACATTTCCCGTCCTGTTGTAGTATTGCTCTGTAAAAGCATATATTTCCGGCTCTATGTCGTTTTTGAATAAAACACAATTCTGCCAATCTTGGGTCGCAAGTGCGACAAGAAACCTATCTTTCTTCATTCAAGCCGTCCTTTCTTTTTAGTCGTATCTTAGTGTAATCGTTATCTCCTATATATAGGATACCGAACAATACTTATATATACCTACATTGTACTACTTTTTTAATAGACCTAAGGGTATTTTTTTATTTCTTTTTACAGGCATATCCCACTCTGTACGGACATACTCTTTATACCTTGGAATAAGTATTCTAGGCTCATGCGGGGGTCTATATGCACTAAAATCTAGGCGATATTTCGTTATCTGTCTTACTTTCGGAAAGTGCTTCTTTATGTAATCTAATGTTGCCTGACCCTCTTCCCATACAGTATCCTTCAACATTTCCTCTTTCGATTTTTTCTCATCCCAAAAAGAGGACGTTATCTCAGTCGTACCTGCAATAAAGCTAGTCAACGTATAAGCCATAACTCCTTCCTGCATCAAGTCTAAATCAAAACACCCATCCTCCCCTCCAAGGTGCAATTCATTATAAAGATACTCTCTCTGATATATCTCTTTTCCAAGCAATCGTTTGAAGTTAGCAAATATCTGAGGGCATCTACCTGCATGGTCTCCTCCCTCTGTGAAAATCCAATTCTTACAAAAGTCCTCATCTAAAAGATTCTTTTCCTTAAAAGGTGCGGAGTTC